AGGCCGTGCGATCACATCCGAGGCGGCGGTGAGCAGCCCGCGCCCAATTGTGGTGCTGTCCGAGATGTCGGTCGAGAGCAGCGTCTGACGCGGCGCGCTATTCCACACTCCGTTGGCGTACTGCAAAAGGCCGCCGACCCCCACCGGACCCTTCCATAGCTGCCGAGTGTTCGCGCCGTCCACGTATCCCACGGTCACCGTGTGGCTGATGGTGTCGTTGTTGACGAGCGTCAACTCCCTCACGCGTCGCTGGGTGCTCGCGGCGGGCGCCGCGACGAGCGTAGCCGGGGTGACGCCGTTGGTGACGCCATCAGACGCACCCGCGAGGTACGTGGTCGTCGTGATATCCTCGAACGCAACCGTGATGTCGCAGTCGCTCGTAGTCTTGGCCTCTCCAAGAACAACGGTCACAGATTTATTTGTTGCGTCTAAAATCATGTCATGCTCCCAATACAAGTGCCCAGTACAACCCGTTTGTTGTTCCGGTTGGTCCCGTGACCGTGGACGCAGCGCCAGTCGGTCCTGTCGCGCCGGCGCTTCCGGCGAGGCCCGTTGGTCCAGCGACGGATGAAGCAGCGCCCGTTGGGCCAGTTGTGCCGGTCACGCCTTGGATGCCTGTTACTCCTTGAGGCCCTTGTGGGCCGCTTGGTCCCGTAACGCCTGTCGCTCCGACACTTCCGCCCACACCTGTTGGCCCCGTGTTTCCCGCGGTACCGCTATTTCCCTGCAAGCCCGTAACACCGGTAGGGCCTGTCGCGCCCACAGCTCCACCAGCTCCCTGCGCTCCGGTGTATCCGGTGGGACCTGTGTTACCAGTTGCGCCATTCGCCCCCGCAGCTCCGGTAGCTCCAAGGCCTGTTGGTCCGGTGGGGCCAGTTGCAGCAGCGCCAGTTGCGCCAAAACCAGTTGGGCCCGTGGGTCCTGTGTATCCTGTTCCACCACCGCCTCCTGACCCTGCACCTGTGGGTCCCGTGGGTCCGAGGATCGAAATCAACGGCACCGAAGGCCCTGTGTACCCTGACACCGTGCCGCCGTTGGTAACGATGTTGAAGGCGACATGGTCATAGCGAAGCTGGCCGCGCGTCGTCGACTGCGCGAAAATCACGTTGAAGCCCTGTCCGAGCGTGCCGTTGCCGACGAAGTAGTGGAAGCCGGCATGATCAGCATCGAGCGTGATCGTGTCGACGGTCGCGGTCCCGTTGTCGACGGTCGCGGTCACGCCGCTGAGACGCTCGTCACGGTCAAGCCACGGGCACTCTTGGTGGTAGCGAATGCGGTCGCTTACCTGCTGAACTTCGCTACCGACGAGGGGCATGTCAGGCCCTCGCTGGGACGCGGAAGACGTTGTCCTCGGGAGGCACGACGAACGTGACGTCTTCGCGTGGCACGACGAACCAGTTGTTATCAGGTGGCACCTTGATGGTGTCAGTTTGCTCGCTCATGTGATGATCAATCCAGAAGACCGGCGGAACGGCGGTATGACGTCCCACGCGCTGAAGCCGGAAGGGAGGGAAGTGGGCGTCGGGTTAAGCGTGATCGTGCCGCTGTTCGTGACGCGGACATACGGGTAGAGCGCCACTCCTCGCGAACCCGGACTTAGGCCGGCGCCGGCCGTATTGGTCGCCGGATCGGCAGTCGTGTTGTTTGTGCCGAACCACGCGCCGCCATTGTAGCGAAACCAGAACGAGTTATTCGTGAGATCGAGCGCGATGTCGACCGAGCTGTTCGCGCCGAACTGGGTCTCGCCAGTTATCGGGCCGGTGTTGCCGATGAAGCCGCCCGAAAACTTCGCCCATGCGTTGCCCGGGATACCGCACATGATGGCTTGGTCCTGCGACCCGTTAGCCAGCCCGAGCGTATCCGTGATCAGGCCGACGCCGATGTAGTCGAGACTGTCGGTGATCGTGATGTTCTTGAACCCGAGCACGACCTTGCCAGCGCTGTACTGGGTCGTGCCGCGCACGCCGCCATTGCTCGTGGCGTTGTTCCCCGTCACCGTCAAATTGCCATTTGACAGTGTCGCGAAAGTATTGATGTCAGCTGGGTTGAAGATTGTACCCATTACGACCTCAGCGCTTTAAGGGCGATGGTGGCGCGCTGGATGGTCGTCACACTGGTGATGCTGAAGGCGAAGATGTCGCCGGCAGAGAAGGTCTTCGTCCAGCCGGTGAGCGTGCTGTCCTGTGCCTTGGTCGCGGTCGAGATCGTCGGCGGGGCCGATGCAGTGATCTTGTCGGCCGCAACCGGGTGCGTGGCGCCCGCGTCGAACTGCGCGTAGGTACACTTCCAGATGTCAATCACGATCGAGCCCGACTGATCGGCAAGCAGGGTGCTCTGCTGGATCGTGCCGGCGAAGTCGACGGTGATGTATCCCTTCACGCCGGTGGTCAGCACTGACCCGCCGCCGTCGATGACGAAGGCGAGATCGCAAATCTGCGACGGCCCCGTGGCGCCGGTGGGCCCGGTCGAGCCGGTGTTCGTTGCCGTACCGGCAGCGCCGGTGACACCGGTCGGACCGGTCGGACCGGTCGGTCCGGTGCCGCCAGTGGTGCCATTGAAGCCCGTGGGGCCAGTGGCGCCGGTGTTCGTTGCCGAGCCGGGGACGCCCGTCGGACCGGTGTTGCCGGTCGGGCCAGTCACGCCTTGAGGGCCCGTGTTGCCCGTGGCTCCGGTCACGCCTTGGGGGCCAGTCGAACCGGTCACACCCGTAGCGGCAAGACCAGTCGGGCCGGTGAACGAGTTTCCCGGAGGACCGGTGTAGCCAGTCAGACCACGCGGTCCGGTAACGCCGGTCGCGCCGGTCGCGCCGAGCCCGGTCGGGCCCGTTGATCCAGTCGGGCCGGTTGCGGCCGCGGCACCGGTCGGGCCGGTTGAACCAGCACCGCCAGTGGCGCCGCCGGCGGGGCCGGTAGGCCCAACAACGACCACGACGGGGCGCGCGTAGATTGGAGCGGGGGAGACGATGGTTACCATGTTAGCTCTCCGTGACGCCTTGGGTGACACAGAACTTGCCGTACATCAGCATCGTGCGGATCGGCGGCGAGGAGGCGTCGTACATGACGAGGTCGTAGACGTATTCACCGGGCGGCAGGGACGCAGTGAAGGTAGCCTCCGGAACGTTGAGGTGCAGGATACGATTGGTCACGTCGTCGACAACGATGCTGCCGGCGCCGCTGGTGAAGGCGACGATCGCGGCGCTGTCCGCTCGATCGGCCTTGATCTCCATCTTGAAATTCTGGCCAGTGAAATTCCATGTGTCGGTCGAGAGCCCGAACTGGAACGCCTCCTGACACGTCACGGTGTTCGCGGCGACGATGTCGACTTCAGATGCTGTTGACGGGCCCCACATCAGAAGCTCCTCTCATTGGCGCTGCCGATCGCCGGCACGCCGCTCTGTTGGCTGACGGAGCGATAGTTCTGCGGGAAGCGCCACGCGGTGCCCCCCAGTGTGTTGGCGCGCAGCTTCTGCACGCGAGCCTGCGCGATGGCGTCACGGAAACGCTTGAGGTGGTAGACCCCGCGCTCCGTGTTGGAGTAGCTCTTGCTGGGCTGCGACATCATCTTCGCGATCAGCCCATCGAGAATGCCGAGATGATAGCGCGGCAGCATCCAGTCAGGCGCGTCGGTGACCATGTTGCGGTCGGTCGGCAGCACCACGTTGGTGCGCACGGTGACGACGAAGTAGCCTGCGAGCTGCGGCTTGTTCTTCACCACCAGCGTGTCGAAGTCGGGCATCAACGCCGGGACGAACGAAGCGTTAGCCGGGGTCGACGTCGTGGGAGTGGGCACGGTGGTGCCCCAATCACTGACCCCGACGAGATCGTAAATCTGTCCCGACGGCACGAACAGCGGATAGGTCTGCACGTTGGGCTGGTAGGCCACCACAATGTCCTGCGTCCACACGCCGCTGTCGCGGCAGAACTCCGTGAGCACGTCGTACAGCTCCGCCTTCAGGCCGGCGTCAGACGCGCCGACGCAGTACACGCGGGCTTGGTTCAGCAGCTGATCGAGGTCATGCTTTGCGATCATGTCGGCACCGGAGGCGAACGAACACCGGCCACTCGGACGCCGAGCAGCAGCTCGTTAAAGATGTTGAAGAACATGGTGGCGCGCTGATCCTGAAGGTCTTCCTGATCCCGCTCCAGCGCGTGCGCACACATGCCGTGGAGGAAGGCGAGCCGGAACTGCTCTTCCATATCCAGCTTGGTGCCATCGTTGGCTTGGAAGCTCTGCACGAGGCTCTCGCCGGGCTTGCAGCGCCGGTAGATGAACAGGTCGGGGCGGATACGGCGGCCCTCCAGCAGCGTCACGTTCATCGCGGTAACCAGACTGGGGTCGTCGTAGCGATACGGCGCGAGCGTGTCCTGCAGCAGGGTGCGCGCGTCGTTGATGTAGTCTGTGATCGTTTCGAGCGCTGAGGACATGCGGCCACCCACACAAAGAGAGCCCCGGAGCATTACCCCCGGGGCTCTTAATCTTTGGTTTAGATAGCCCCGGATCAGGAGTTCGGGGTCACCTGGGCCTGGACCAAGGCCTTCCCGTCCACGACCTGATAGCCGTAGACCTGCAGGCCGCGCAGGATTTGGCCAAATGTAAGCTCGGAACGCAACGTTTCCACCTTGCTGATCTGCGAGGCGAACGTCAGACCGTGCGCGTGGCCCGCGAAGATCGGCCATTCACCGGCGTTGAAGTTCGTGCTGTCGGTGCTGTTGTTCGGCAGGAGGTTGGAGATGTAGATCGTGAACCGATCAACCATGCCCAGCCGGCCGTTCCGCAGCATCGAGACGCTGTCGCCCGAGAGGTACGCCTGACGCAGTTCGGACTGCTTGATCATGCGGCCCGCCCACGCCGGCATGACGACCCAACGGCCGACCTCCGGAATGTTCTGCTCGTCGAGCACCTGACCCATACGCATCAGGACGTCGAGCAGTTCGATGTCACCCACGCCCGGGTTCTTGGAGACCACCGAGAGCGGGGTACCCTTGACGCCGAGGTTGATGTTGCCGGTGATGACGCCGGCGGACGTGCCGCGGTTGGCCGCCACCATCTGGCCGACGATGCCGTCGAGGACATCGCTGTCCACGGTGATCTTCAGCTGCTGCGCCGCATCGTCCGACCACATGGAGAGGACGTTCAGATCGCTCTGAATTTCCATCACGTCGTCGAGGATCAGCGAGAAGTATTTGCCGTTGCCGATGTACAGCTCCACGGTGCCGCCGGTCGGGCGGTCCAGACCGAGCAGACCGTCGGACTGGTAGTTGTGGATCGTGATCGTCGGCTTCGTGCGGATTTTGACGCGGTCGCCCTTGTTCTTGATCTCGCCTTCGTAGTCGGTGTTCGAGATCGCGGCGAGGACGGTCGAGGCGTAGAACTTCTCGACGAGCTTGCCCGACCAGATTTCGGGAATGAAACCGGTCGACTGCAGGGAGTTGCCCGAGCTACCGGTGGGGTAGATCGCCGGAGTTGAACCGGACGTTGCGCCGGGAAAGCCTGAACTGGGAATGGCCATAGCCAAAGCCCCCTTATGCTAGGGGGCTTGGCACATGTGTGACACAGAAGCCCCCGGGTTTACCGAATGCGTCCTTCCCTCTGGGCTGCTGTGAGATCGGCCTGCATCGCGTCGTAGTCGGCCTGTCGGCCGGCGTAGAGCCCTTTGCGGCTGTCCTCATAGAACTTGGAGATTTGGGCGCGTGTGTAGATCGGCTTGTCGACGGACGTCTGGCTGTCACCTGACGGCGGTCTGGCCCTGCCGGGAGCTGCGAGTGTTTCCAGAGCGACTGCAGGGGCACGAGGAGACGCGAGGGGGGCGGTCTGCTCTATCTGCGGTGCCGGAACCATCTGGCCCGTGGCGTTTGCTTCCGCGAGGAAGTCTTTGAACAACTGGATGACTACCGGGGCGTTAGCGCCGGCGACGCCATCCTGAAGCATCTGACCTCTAATACGACCAGTATAAAGATTTGGTAAACGCAGCCACGATTTGAACTGGATCGAGTTGTTGATCGCGCGCCAGTTCGGGAGCTTGCCGTCCAAGGTGATGAACAGCTCGCGCTTGGCTGTGTTACGCACTTGATTTGTCAGGCGCTTGTTCTCTTCTTCGAGATGCGACAACTGCGGCTGCACGCTGTCCATCGCGGCGCGGCGAGCGAGGTCGATCAGGTCGTCGCCATAGTTCTGGCGGTCCTCGTCCGTGATCAAGTTTCCGTGAGCGGGACGCTGCGGGGCCGCCTGCTGCTGGGGCTGGGCCTGTGCGTGAGCGATCATGTTCTGGGTGCGGACCAGCTCCTGACCCAGCTCCTGCATCTGCTGCTCCATGGAGCCGATCTGCTTGGCCGCGGAGTTATAGCGGCCCTGCATCGAGAGAAAGCGATGGCGCCATTCCTCGGCGCTGATATTCTCTTCGCCCGGCTTGAGCGGCGTGTGCTCGGGCTGGGCCTGCTGCGGGACCTGTTCAGGCTGTGCTTCCGCGGCGGGGGCCGGTTGCTCCTGCGCTACCGGGGCAGGGGCGGCCGGCTCGGGCTTAACTTCGGCAGGCACCTCAGTCGGGTAAGCCCGCTTGTAGATCGCCTCCGCCTCTTCGGCGGCGCGGCGGACGTGATCGGGTACCTTGACATTCGGATCGGTGGGGACGGCGGCGGTGGGGTCGACTGGCTTCAAGCCTTCATTGACGGCCATAGAGGTAGCTCCTTTTGCGCTCGGGCTTCATCAGGCCGAGGGCGGGTTGGACTGCTGCTGTTGGAGATGGTTGGTTGGGTCTCGGAACATCTTGAGCAGGTGCAGGTAGGCCTGCGCGCGGCCCTGCTGCTGCAGGACCTGATCCTGCGGGGCGGTGGTTACCGCCACGGTAACTTCGGTCGCCCATGCGTCAAACGCCTCGACGAACGCCTCGTATTCCTTGGGCGCCGCAACGCGGAGGGACTGCAGGTAGTGGGCCGTTATGAGGTGAATTGGGGCTGTCAAGCGATTGCGTTTCCGGGCCAGCTTCCGGACCCGAGCCCGTCAGGGGCGGGTGCCGGCTGGGCCATTGGGGTTGCCTTGCCGTAGGATTGAAAACTGGACGGGCCGCCGCCGGTGGCCGCTGCGGGGAGGTCGCGCTGGGACGAGCCCTTATCCGGGGTGTTGTCCAGCGTGCCCTTCTTGTGGATGCCGATCGGCGTCATGTGCTTCTTGAACATCTCAAATTCCTCCGATCCGCGAGCCACCTTCGGTCGGACCGAACGGGTTCGGGGAGGGTGCCAGCGGCTGCGCCGCCGGAGCCTGCTTGCCGTAGTCCCGGGTGTTCTTCATCCGGGGCTTGGGAGCCGCGCCCGAGGGACCGACCGAGGAGACCGCGCCCGGAGTGGGTACGGTCTTCGGGGCACCGGTACCCATGGGCTTGATGCTCTGGCGCTGCATGTCAGCGCGCGCCGGTCTGGCCGGCGGTGGCGGAGACGGAGCCGGCATAGCCGAACATCTTCCCGGAGCCGCCCTTGGCGAACTTCTCGCCCGGACCGCCCTTGTCGCCCTTGTCCGTGGTGCCCGAGGGCATCTCGGCCGCGGCCTGTTCGCCGAACATGTGGGTGTTGCCGCCCTTGGCGAAGTCGGCGCTCTTCTCGTTCTTCTTGAGGAAGCCAGCCATGATTATCGCTCCTTGAGGAAAAGTCCTGAGACCCACCGATATCGCCGAGGGATTAAAAACTACTTAATCCCGATCACCAGCACTTCCGGCTTGTGGACCCGGCCGACGGTGACGGCCCCATAGCCCTTGATCTTTTCGATCATGTCGGCGTCGAGACCGTTGGGGCATTTGTAAGGACCGACATCCTCGACAAAATAATTGCCACCGTCAGCCATCCACGGCTGCAGCATGTTCATCAGGCCAATCTGCGGCTCCGGATCGTGCACAGCGTCGTCGACAATCATATCGAACGGCAGACCGCCGAACCGCACGAGTGCGGCGTGGAGCGCGTCGGCGTCGTAAGCATCACACTGCACAGTGTGGATACGCGGCTGGTCGTTGAAGATGAACCGCCCGTCGATGTCAACGCCGTATATCTCAGCATTGGGAAATGCATCGCGCCAGACAAACAACGATGCGCCGACCACATTCCCCGGGATATCGCGGTACCCACAAATCCCAATCTCCAACACTCGCTCCACTTCGAAACGTCGGGGGCCCATGATCGCGTCGTAGAACGGTGTGTACCCCCACGTCCCTTTGTCGGTTCCAAAGGTAGTAAACAGCGGTCCGAAGCTAAATGCCATTGTGCTTCTCCAAATAGCTGGCGAGGAGCCGCAAACGTCGCGGGTCTTCCTTCGCGTAGCCGAGTGCGCGGTTGCAAGGAGAACAAAGAACGCCGCGCACGGTCTTTGTCTTATGGTTATGGTCCGTATGCCACCCAGTCTTCGATCCCGGATCGTCCGCACCGCAAGCAGCGCAAATCAATCCTTGGTTCACGAAACGAGCTTCGGTCTCTTCAAGACTTTCGCCATATCGATATTTATGTTTCGCAGCCTTATATCCGCGGGGGTTCTTTGCATACGCAGAGCGGACCCGTTGGTTGTGACGGTCGCGATTATCCCCTTGGTTGAGGTAGTTTCGATGATACTCCGGCGTCACGGCTTCAGCTCCAGATTTGTGAACATTGAGACATCGTGGTCAGCCTTGTACCAGTGGAAAGGGAGCTTAGTCCGGGCTTCTACTCTAGCCCATGTATTCACCTCAAACTCGACATTCTTGGTCGAGGAGATGTGGTGGCGCGCAGCCACGCGGCATTCGTAGTCGAGCTGGTCGACCATCTTGCGCGGCACAGCGAGCACAGAGCCGCAGAAGCGCCAGTTCGGATAGGCGGCCTCGACCACCTGCGGCTTCTGCCAACAGCCGGGCGCGTAGATCGCGCGGTCGTCGAGCTTCTCCATGAACTCGTAGATCGCTTGGTTGTTGACCCCGGGCAGGCGGAAGATGCCGTAGTCGACCCAGACCAGCACGTCGGCATCCGGGTCTTCATCTGCGGCCTGCACCAGCCACGAGGTCTTCTGGTGGTTGACGGCGTGGTAGGCCAGCGTGTTCTTGAGCGGGTTGTCGTGCTCCGACGCGCGCGGCGTGAACGGCAGCTTGGCGACGTACTTCGTCATCCACAGCTCGTCGAGCTTGTTGTAGAAGCACTTCTTGCGCACCGGGACGCCTCCCAGCTGTTCGCCGAGATCGCCGTATTCCTTCGGCGTGCGTGGGTGGTTTGGGATCGGGACGTAGGCCGTGACCAGTTTAGTTTTCATGGAACTTCCAGCACATCATTGCAACTTCCTCGATCGACACGGTGGCCAGATGGGCCTCGGCATCGCGCACGCCGAATGAGATGATCAGGTCGTTGCGGTTGGGGTGGTACGCGAGGCCGGCGCAGAACTCGATCTGCCGATCGAGGAACACGAACGGCAGCGAGAGCCGGCGCAACATGCCGTCCTTCTCGAACCATGCGAAGCGATGCCAATAGGTGCGCTTGCCGTCGGGTCCGGTGGCGGCCTCGTGGACGATGCCCAGCAGGCCGCTCTTGAACTCGATCAGCTGCGAAGAGCCGCTGATGTTGTTGACGTCGATCTTGACCGGATGGACCGTCGCCACGCGCTTGAGACCCTCTGGGATGGTCACGGTGTCGCAGCGATACATGAAGCGCGGAGCGCCGCCGTTGGCCGGCATGGGCATCCAGTTCTTCTCTGGCTTGTCGCCGTCGGAGATGACCTTCCAGTCATCGACCATCATGTACTTGTCGTCGATGTCGTGGACGAGCTTGCCCTGCACCATCTGGCAATGGCCGTGATAGTTCTGCTCACGCACGGTGGCGGTGAAGTACATCTCGCCGTGGAAGCGCCACAGCCGGATATCTTCGAGCCCGGTGACCAGCGGGAACGTGGCCTCGGGGCGGTGCCAGATCACCTCGCTCACCTTCTGCGTATCGAGACTGTCGTCCAGCGTCAGCACGAAATTTCGGGTGTCGATCGGGGCTTCTTGGCACCCCTTGTCACCGATCATGTAGCGGCCGTGCTCGTCGATCTTGTAGTTGACCGCGCGCACGTTGCATTTGATCTTGCCGTTGCAGACCTCGATCGAAGGGTTCATCGCGGTGTAGCCGCGGGGCGGCAGGAAGTTGATCTGTCGATCCTTGAAGCTGCCGCAGTAGTGGCTCAGCGGCTTCGTGAACCAGTAGAGGTTCGAGCGCGCGCTCCAGCGGAGGTCCGCCGGGCATGTTGGATCGAGTGCGAGGTCATCCGTAACCTGAAACGCGCGATTGCGCTCCGCCTCGTCGTAGTATCCCTCAACAGCGTACTCATAACGCAGACCGTGAGAGTAGACAAAGTCGTTAACAAAAAGGACATCGTTGGGTCTTGGGATGTTGACGCCGGCTTTGGAGAACAGCAGGGACGCGGCGTGGTCGCCCCTCTCGCGATAGTATTTCGCCAGCTCATAGAGCGGCTCGGCCCGGGATGGCCGGAAGTTGTAGGCTTCGACCATACCCTGCACGAAACGGGCTGGATTGTCACGCCGCAGCTCGCACGAAGCCCGGCTGATCATCGCCTGATGCGTCTCCTCGTCCCAGCCTCCCAGCGTGATCCGCTTGGTGTAGGCGTCGATCGCATACGGCAGCACAGTGCTGTCAGCTAGGCCCCAGTCGGCATAGGAGTTGCCGAGATAGAACAGCGAGCGGCCGTTGTTCGGGTTGGTGCGGAGGTCTTCCTCCAGCAGCTGGGCATCGCGCTTGTATTTCTCGGTCCGGTTGGCGCCGTCGGCGTGGTCGACGAACATGGCGCCGCTGATCAGGCCGTAAGCCGGCAGGTCGATGTATTCGTGCGTCACGCCGACATAGATGTCGTCCTTGCCGGTCTGCAGGTTGACGAGCCGGCGGTTCATGTAGGAGACCGTGCCGCCCTTCTGCATCATGTCATAGCTGACGGCGGTAGCCTTGAGCTTGTGGAAGACCGAGGGCGCCTCGACCACCAGCTCCATGTCGGCGTCCATCAGCAGCGCGAACTGGCACCACGGCAGATCACCGGCGCCGTTCATGGTCTTGGCTATCCGGAAGGCTTCGTTGCGCGCTTGCGAGAAATTCTCGAAGGTCCCGCACGAGACGTGGATCGGGATGTTGTGCGCGTCGGCGAACTCGTAGGCCTTGGCGATGGTGTCGTCAGTCGATCCGGTGTCGTGGAGGAAGATGACTTTTACCGTGGCGGTAACCGAGGCGAGGGCCCGCTCGATGCGGGCGCTCTCGTTCTTGACGATCATGTTCAGACAGACCGATGGCTTCGGCATAAGAGACATCCTGACGTTGGGGTTCAGGGTTATGGGAGGTGGCTCCTTACGGTCGGGAGCCACCCGTCGAGATTTTGAGGACGCCGACGCCAGTCTGGCCTCGGGGGTTCCACACGGCGCCGGCAATGCCGGGATCGACCGTTGGCGGTATCCACACAACACCACCCGTGGAGTTCAGCGGACCCGGGGTCCCGACGGTTGGATTACGCGGGCCGGTAACGCCGGCGGGTCCGGTGTTGCCAGTTGCTGAGGCCGCTCCGGTGGGACCAGCAGGTCCCGTCGAAGAGCCGGTCGGTCCGGTATAGCCGGTCGGTCCGGTGGCGTTGCTGTTCTGGCCGGCACCGGCAAGCGGGCCGATCGGGCCAAGCGGGCCCTGATAGCCTGTGTTTCCAGTGACGCCGATCAGCGCAGAGTTGATCGGTCCTGTCGGGCTTGCGCCGGCCGCACCAGTCGGGCCAGTCGAGCTGGCACCGGTGGCAAGCGGTCCCTTCGCACCCGCCGGGCCAACCGGTCCGGGGATGTTCTTGGTGTTGATCAGGTCCACGACTTCCTTGAGGATAGCCGGGATGCGGTTGTCGTCATAGGTGTTCTTCCCGGTCGCGGAGGGATCGGGAGTGATCGGAACACCGATGACGCTGTTGCCTACTGCCATGTCAGCCCCCTATTAGCCGGCCGAAACGGTGAGGACGCCCGCGTTATTCCAGACCTGTCCGCTGACGTGCGGGTCGGAGGCCGGCGGAACGATGACGACACCGATGGTGCCAGTCGGGCCGGTCGCGCCCGCAGCGCCCGTGGGGCCTGCAGCGCCGGTCGGTCCGGTGACGCCCGCGCCCGTGGGGCCGGTGACGCCAGTTGATCCCGGGGTCGGGCCGGTCGCGCCGATGGGGCCAGCGGGTCCGGTTGCGCCCTGACCAGTCGCGCCGGTCGGGCCAGTGTTGCCTATGGCACCCTGCGGTCCCGCGGGACCCTGAGTGCCAACCGAAGAGCCGGTCGGGCCGGTTGCGCCGGCGGCACCGGTCGGGCCGGTTGCGCCAGTCGAAGAGCCAGTCGGACCAACAGGTCCGGTAACGCCCGTGGGTCCACCCACCGAGCCGCCGTTGAGGACGTCGACAACCTGCTTGAGGATGCTGCCGAGAATATTCCGGTCGTAGTTGCGGCTCGAAAGAATTGTCATGGTAGTCCCCTGTCAAGGTTGTCCTTGGCCTCGGCATCGCCGAACATGCCATCGTGTCTAGGTCGAAACCCTTACGAGTTCCTTAAGCGGGCCCCGTGTAGCCGAGGATGATCACGGTCTTGATATCGTGCGCGGCACCGGTGGCTCCGGAGACCGGATAGACTTCCTTGAACGTGCCGCTCGGGCCACTGGCCTGCTGCGCAGCGTTGATCTGTCCCCACACCGGGAAGGTCCCGGTCGGTCCGGTGAACGTCGAGAGGATGCGTACGCCACGCACGGTGCCGGTCGGTCCCGTGGGGCCGGCGAGCACGCGCACGAGCTTCTGCGTGTTGGCGGTCATCCGACGCCTCCGCTAACCGGCATGGCGCCGCGGCCGGGCTGATTGCCCACAAGATGCGTCTGCGGTCCCATGCTGCGCGAGAGCGGCGAGGGCTGGTTGCCCTGTGCAGCCTGCGCGCGCTCCGTGGTGCCGTCGTTCGGATGCTGCTGGCCGAGGTCCATCCCCGGGTTGTTTGTTTGCGGCGTACTACCTCCGGGCGAACCGGGGGTACCGATGTGCGCGGGCGGCCCTTCGGCCATGCCTTCGGTCGGCGCGATGCGGCCGGCCGTCAGCTCCGTGGTGATGCGCTTGACACCGGCGGCGACACCCTCGTCGACGGCCTTCTGGATCATCTGGTCGATCGGACCGGACTGCTGCGACTTCTGCTCGTCCATCGCCATGCGCTCGATCTGCTGTTCGTTCGGCACGATCTCGTCGCCCGGCATGCCGATCGTCGAGGACACGGAGCGCAGCACGGTGGCGCGGCCCTTGATGCCCATGATGTGCATGTCGGTCGGGTTGTTCGTCGCAGTCAGGAACTCGATCTGGCGCTGGCGCAGCGTCTCGCGCTGGATCGCCACGTTGACACCCTGCACGGTCAGCCGCTCTTCACCGGTGAGCAGGCCGCTCGTATCGGTGAGCAGGAGCAAGTCCTGCAGCTGCTGCATCGAGCCTTCGATGATGTCGCGGTCAATATTCGCGGACACGGTCTGGAGGATTTTGCTTGCGTTGCCCATCAGCATCGCGAGGCCAGACGCTGTCCGACCCGCACCACCACCAGCCTGTCCACCCACATACTTCGGGATGGCCGATACGTCGTCCGCAATGTCCACAAACTTCGAGTAGCACTCGATCAGCGACTGCGCGTTCGAGGCCGGCATGAAGAAGCTGATCGGCTGCTTGCCGGCGCTCGTCATGGGATCGTTCTTGGTGTGCCAGCGCTTCCATGGGTACATGTCCTCGCCGTTTTCGCCGGGCGCGAGCATGTCGTCGTTGATGACGACTTGCGGCCCCGAGGAGATCGAGAGGTTGTTGATAAGCGACCGCAAGGTCGCATTCGCGCTCTCCTGCATGTCGGCGAGCAGGTCGGAAAGCCCATTTCCGACTGGCGTGCCGGGCACCTTCTCGAACGAGGTGATGAAGTAGGGGTGGCGCTGCCGCGGCGACGGCGACTGGTGGCACTTGATGACGTGCGAGCCGATCACCCAAATTTGAACGTGGTAGTCGCGCAGTTCGTCGTCGACCGGCATGCCGTAATCCTGCAGGAGGCGGCCTTGGACGTTGCCGTTGAACTCCATCATCGAGATCATGCCCGATCGGTTCCACGCCGGGTTCTCCCGCTGCTCGAGCACGCTGCGCTCGGCGTCGGTGGTGTCCCAGTTGTCGTAGAGGCCGCCGCGGCCGTACTCGTCGAGCACCGCCCTGATCTCGTCGGTGTTGTAGCCGGGCAGGTCGAGCAGATCGTTCAGCTCGGCGCGGGTGACGCGCAGCTTCTCGATCACGTTGGCGTTTTCGATGTCGGCCACGCCGGGGGTGAACCAGATGTCGAACGGCGAGACCCGGTTCCATGTCAGCGTCGGAACCTGCTTGACAGTCGGCCGGCCGCCGCCCGGGGGCCAGATCACGGTGGGGATCACCTTGACGACGGGGCCCTTGATGCAGGCGAACGGGAAGATCGGCAGGTCAACGAGGAACTCGGCGAGCGCATGGTAGTAGCCGCCCTGCCGCAGCATGTCCTCGATCTTGTCGGAGCTGTCGCGAGCCTGCTGAGCCGCTTTCTTCTTGGCGGCGTCGGAGGCACTCTCCAGCAGCGCGCGCTTGCGCTCGGCCAGATCGGCGGCCGCCGGCGGCTGACCCAGCTGCTGGGCGACCTGCTGGGCCTCGGCTTGGATCAGCTGGTCGATCTTGGACTTGATCTCGGGAGGAATTTCGGGGTTCTTCGGCGGCTGCAGCGCCCACGGGATATCCTGCCCGAGATAGATGTCGCGGAGCAGCGAGGAGGCGGCGCGGCACTTCTGCGCGGTGAGGCGGGCGAACACAGTCGAGCCACCGAACTTCGTCACCTCGGCGAGCTTGGTGGGGTCGTACTGACCGTTGAACGATCGGAGCGCGGCGAGCATGCGATTGCTCCACCCTGCTACCGTGTTGCGGTGGTTGCGGAAAATCTCGAACTGGCCTTTGACGTAGCCGGCGAGCTGGGGGAATTGCGGCTGCTGTGTCTGCTGCGCAGCCTGCGCGGCGGACGCCTTCTGGGCGGCAGCGGCATCGAGCTGCTTCTCCAGTTGGTCCGGTGCCGTGAACTGGATGACGCCGTTCTGTCCGAGTTGATCAGCCATGGTTATAGCATTCCCGCGGGTTGCGTATAACCACCTCGCATGGCAGGGCCTAAAAACTCCTTAACGATCCAAATTCTTAACCCGTACGTGCCATGGGTAGTGCCACCGCAGCGGGAGCACTACCATGGATCACAATGATCACTTCAACCAGTGGATCGCCGGGTCGGCCGTCCTCGGCACGATCTTCGGCTGGTTTCCGATTATAGCGGCCGGGGTCGCGCTGTGCTGGTATGTGATCCAGATTTACGAGAGCGAAACGGTACAACGTTGGTTGACGTCTCGGCGCCTGCGCAAGATTGCGGCGCTCCGGGCGAAAGTCGTAATGCTGGAAGCGATAACCCGGCTTCCATCTCTCGTCGTGAAAACTGAGGCCGAGGACGATTAAGTCCACCCAGCAGCAGAGACAGCGGCTCGTTTTTTTGTGCGGGGCTGAATGCGTCGGGTGATCTCGGGGACGATCCCCCCGTGAACGCAGAGTGACAGATATTGGAGATCGTCTGCAACATGCGAGAAGCCATCCTTGTCATCCTTGTCGGGTTTGGTACGCAGCGCCCCAGTCTTGAACTTCGTGAACCGATAGCCGCCGCTCATGGCGCGGCACAGGTGCGGACAACCGGCGCGTGAGATCATCAGCGCGGGTCCGCCATTGATCTGCCTGCCCAGCAATGCCTCGACGGCGCGCAGCCGCGGCTCGATGTCGTTAGTCGGCGCCGGGAAGCACGGCACCCCGAGGCGCGTCATGGCTTCGACGCAGCTCTCTTCGGCGACATTGCCCTTGGCCACGCCGCTGGGATCGCCCACCGCGGCGACCCGGAAGCCCATGTACTTCTGGCTGTAGAGCACCGGCTTGAGGTTCTGGAAGACGTGCTTCTCCAGCCCGACGTTGGTGCCCGGCACTTCCTGATGCACGAGCAGGCGGCCCATGTGATCCATCTGCGCGATCAGGCTCCACGGGTTGCGCCCGAAGTCCTGCCCGATCAGCAGCGGGTAGCCGGGGATCAGCAGCGTGTCCTCGACGATGTGGAAGTTGGAGATGAAGGTGTTCTTGAAGACCGCGGCGCCGCTCGGGTCGTCGCCATACTCGGCCTTGACGTAGCGCCTCACCCAGTCGCTCTCTTCGCCGTACATCTCGACGAAGCGTTCGTAGTAGCGGCGGCCCTGCTTGATCCGGTCTGGGTGGTCAGTCGGCAGCTTAACGGTCTCTTCGGTCTGCACCAGCCAGTTGAGGTTCTCGGCCTCTGGGGACAGCCCCGACGGCTGCTTGAATATCTGCACGCCCATGGGAGGGTTCTCCATGAACGTGTGCCATGGCGTCATCTCCGTGGGGAAGTTCGTGTCCGCAATCCATCCGAACCACGTCGGTGAGCCTTGCTCTCCCGAAGGATAGCGTCCCAGTCGGCCCGATAGGGGACCAAGAACATCGAGGTCCATTTCGATGCACTCCGAGAGCCAACCGCCGGTGAGCTGCATAGACAGGAGGCGAGCTTGGTCCTCAGCGTTTTCCAGCGGGATGAAGACCCACTCCGATCTGACATCGCCGAACTCCAAATGAAAAGTGTTTTCCGAAACCTTCCACGATCCGAGGCCCTGCAGCCACTGCTGGCAGTCCTTCAGGACGGTGTCCTTGAGTTGCTTGAGGGTCTGGCGGACTACGGCGAAGCGTGTGTGCCGGTAGCCGTCCTTGCCCTTGCTCTGCCCTACTGCCCGGCGCAGCAGCTCGATCACGCACGCGACCGTCTTGCCAGAGCCCACGGGGCCGGCAATGAGACGGCCGAACGCGGCGCTCTTCATGAAGCGCGCACCGGTCGGAGGGGCGGAATAGTTAAGCTGCATTGTTGTCCAGTCGGCTGTCCGCGAAGTCCTGCCATGACACCCATGGCTTGGCCTGTGTCAGCGGGGTCAGCTGCTTTTCGAGGTAGACTTGCCAGTGGGCAGTGAGCCCGTGTTCGGGGTGGGTAAACCAAAGTGCCTGTGATGGTCGACTGTATGGCGCCCGCAGGAACAGGTGGGCGAACTCGTCGTAACCCTTGAGGCTGTTGTTGCAGATAAGTCCGGGGAGCGTGATGTACTGGTGCCAGTGCCCAATGAGTAGCGTGTCGAAATCTCGACCAATCTGAGCCTCAGAGCGATGCGTCTTGAGAGTGCCCCGCATGATCGGGCCCAGAGCGCCGATAATCCCATCGCCACCCTTAGTACCAAGACTGTCACCATGAGTAAGAAGATAACGGTGGCCAAAAATATTGAAAGCGCAATCTGCAGTCTCGGGTATCGCGAACTGGACATGTTTGCTCCTCCGGAAGTGGCGAGCAACACCGCAGTACACGTTCCACTCGTGCGAGGTGAACACGCGCTCCTTGGCTTGCATTTTGCGGGTAGAGCGTCCGTGGTTGCCCACGACGCATGGAACGAAGAGCTTTCCGAACGCCCCGGCCATCATGTCGAGGCCGCCGCAGATCAGGTCGATGAGGTCCTCGATCGACTGCTGCGTGGTGCGGTCGTTCGTCTTCATCAGCTCCTCATGAATATCGCCTCCCAGCATGTCACCGCCCAGTGCCACAATACAGCCCGGATAGGTAATCTTCGCTCGGCCCATGTGGTTGTAGGCGAGATCGACGGTGGTCTCGCAGAGGTGCTTGATGCGTCGCTTGGCGACGTGCTTGTCGTAGTTGTTGATGCCGGGCATTCGGACGACTTCGCCGTAGTGCCAGTCGCTCCAGATCGTAGCCGGTACGCCGCGAGCGCCCGCTCGGCCTTCTCGGACAGTCCATTCGGGAGGGGTAGGATCGTAGGCTGCGATACGATAAATGTTTTCTCGGACGGTTTTTGCATTGTCACCCTCCTGTGTCAGCAGCTCGATCCGCTTCTTCTGTTCGTTGAGCACCTTATTTTTTTCGCGGATGATCACCATCGCGTCCGCCAGCTTCTCTTGGTCGGTCTTGCGTTCGCTGGATGCCATTCCTGTATCTCCAGATGTTCTCGATGCCCTTGGGCGAGTTGTTGAACCTGCGTCGACGCTCAAGCCCGGCCGGTGATGATCCAGCCCGACGGTAGCGCTCAAGTCCTAATAATGAATTATCGTAGCGGCGCTGGCACTCCAGCCCTTTCGGGGAGGCCTTGAAGGCCCTATTGCGGCGCCTGCCCTTGGGGCTGGCGGCGTAGCGGTTGCTCTGCTCACGACGTGCCTCCGTCCTTCGGAAGCGCGCGCACATGATCCGATTGAACAGCCGCTGTCGGAGCTGGCGCCGTTTCAACGGTAATTTTTTGGTCTCCGCCGAGGTCAATGTTAATAACGAAACGTTCGCCAGAATTTCCCGGCCCAACTTCTCGCTCACCAACACCGGCGACTTTTGCAAATAGCTTAGCAGCTTCGATAACCCCGGGTAGGCCTTCCCCTTTGTTCTGCATTCGAGCGCCCAGACCGGGGAGGCTGTCTTCGAGGATCGCTGCAGCCTCAACCTTAATCCTCTCCTGAGTGGAGAGAGGAGCGTGCCACTCGATGCAGGCGGCGTGGAGCGCGGCCTTGTAGAACTCGTTGTTCGCTTCGAGGAAGTCATACTGGGTCTCGCTAAGCTTGAACTCGGTGAGGATCGCGGAGCGCTCCTTGATGTCCATCGCCATCTCGCGCGCGAGCTTCGCCAGATCGGGTGGCGACAAGGGCGGCAGCTGGACGAGTGCCTTCGCGGCCTGCACGCCGGCGGGGGTGAGGCCGGGAGTTACCGTCGCGGTAACTGGGCCGAAGCAGACGTCGCAGGTGGTGCCGCCATGCGCGTTCGCGCAGGTGTGCGGCTCCTGCGGTGGCGCTTCAGATATGGTGATGGTTGGTTGCGGCTCTTCCGGCGGGGTCCACACCTCGCCGGCGAGCACTGCGTCGAAGCCTGTGTCGACGTGGTCGGTCATGTGATCCGCTCCCAGCAGCGGCGCCAACCAACCCACGGCGACCAGCCGAGGAGCCAGCGGTAGCAGCCCGTTCCCGCGCCGTTATAGCCGAGGCCGTAGGTTGGGCCGTTCGTGATGAACAGGCCAGCCGGCAGAACGCCCTCGCTGGAGATGATCCTCTTCAATGGACTTTGTCCTCGGACAGCGGACACTGCATCAGGCGCTTCACCGTGGCGATCAGTACGCCCGCTTGCTTGGTGATCACCTCGCGGCAGTCGTGGTCGGCCTTGTCGAACTTCTCCTTGCTGAGCCCGTCGGTGTCGAAGGTATCCCTGATGGCGTGAACCATGCGCAGCTTCGACGTCGTGCTGTAGAGCGAGAGGCACTGCGAGGCGGCAGCGATAAACTCCTCCCGTGTCACCTTGCGATCGTAGAGATCGACCAGTGCTTGCGCGGCGCCGGTCTGGTGGAACTCACAGTTCTCCAGCGAGGGCGGCGCGTTGAGCAGGTGCATGATGTACGCTTCGTCAAAGATCGGGTCAGCCACAGATCACCTTTAGCTCTTCCGGCGGTTGCAGCAGCGCGACCGCTTTCGTGCGGTGCGACGTCTCGATAAGGTAGCCGAGGCCCCACATCGTCGTGATCTCGATCTTGTGCGGCTTCAGTTTTTTGCGGAGGTGGCAGATCATCACGTCGACCATCTTGGGGTCGGTCTCCTCCCGGTTTTCACTCGGGCGGTTCTGCTCGATGACGATGTGCAGCTGTGTCTTGGTTACTTGGCCCCGCCTTAGCAGGACGGCCAGCAATGCGGCTTCCAGTGGGGTGGCACGAAACACCCTTGCGCATGCGGCTTTGAGAGCTTCGTCGGTTTCGACTGATGTCCTGTTGAATGCACTGCGTGAGCCCCGTGTAGTCCCGGCCGGCCAGTCATCTTTTGGTAGCTCGACGAGTGAGCCGCGGCCAATTGCTTCCTTGAGAATTTCGTAGACGTCTTCTGATGGAAGTCTCACCGAGCGCGCGATAGCCCGGACTGGTATCCCTTCGTCGGCCATGCGGATCGCGATGGCGTCGGCGAAGGGCTTGAGGCTTGGGTCTTGTTCAACGACGGTGAGCGCATTCATTTTTGTTTTTTCCCCGTGACGCGACTGCCTCTCGAATAGATGCGACGTTTTGTCCGGTGTCAACTATCTTTACGAAGTGAGCTGTTCGGGACTTGCGCTTTGCAATGTCGCTTCGCCAGCGCGATGATCCAAGACGGAACACCCTGCGCGCGGGCGCCTTCTTCGATCTGCGCGTCCGTGAAACCTTGTTGCCGGTAGTGATCCACGATGGGGCAACACTTGGCCAGTGACCACGCAAGCGTGATTGTCAACAGCATCGAACCTCACATTGAATTGAATTACTGGAACGGGTTCTTGCCGTTGGCGGAGAGCCAGTAGAAATATCCGGCGACAACAGCGGCGGCGAGCCCGAGCCCGAGGATGATGTAGAGGATGGCGATTGCCGCGATCAGCATTGGTATTCTCCGGGAGAGAGTGGGCCCGCATCGCAACACCCCCAACGGTGACCGGCGGAGATTGATCCGATCGCGCGCGGCGCGGGCCCGCTCCCTTTATATCGGGGAGCGGGTTGAAGGATGGTTAAGCCGCGGGCGCCGGCGCCAGTGCGGCCTCGACCTTGACGGAGAGACCTTCGACGGCCGCGGTGGCTGCATCGACCGCGTTCTGCGCGGCCGGATCGGTATGCGCAGCGACGAGCGTGTCCACGTCGGTGGAGAGCTTGGCGACTGCAGCGGAGAGCTTGGAGACATCGACTGCCATGGTGTGAAGTTCCTTTATGATGTGATGAAGAAGTTCTCTATCGGTGGTGGCGTCGAGCCCCTTGCCGAAGATCGCAGAGAAGTCGAACATACCGGGTGGTCCTTTACGATTTGTTAGCTCCGATCCGACGCCAGAACTGCCGCCACGTCCTTGGCAACGGCCTGATCTGAGTGAGCCAGTCGATCAGGATCAGGAGGACCCTTGCCGAGCCACGGGCCGCAGTCGTCCATCGCGAGGAGCATGCGGGTCCAGAGACCCACCAGCAGCTGAAAGTCCGTGCGGCTCGCCGATATATTGAAGCGATCGAAAACTTCCCGGCACGCACCGGAGGCCTCCTCGAGCGCGGCCGCCTTGCTCGGGAGCGTGCAGCAGAGCGCAATGACCCGGGCTTCCCGGAAGATATGTTCGTCGAAGCTGGCCGCCATCGCGCATCCTTCTCGACATCAAGGTGGGAAGGTAGTCGGGTGGTCCCCTAGTACATCCGTAGGGTCCGACGCGCTTCACCACAACGTGATCGAACGATTTCCGCTCGACCCTGTTACTCCCCTTAAGGAAGTCTTAATGTATTGATGCTCCCCGGCGCGTACTGCCGGCGAGCTGTAACGGAGGCAGCGACGATGCCGCCACCAAGTTTCCCACCAGAGATCAGGCGTGAGTTCCAACGCCCACCCGGTCTCTGGACATCAGGCCCGGCACCACCATTATCCTGGTAGGGCTTTTGCCCGCGACAAATCCTTGCCCGTGACACCTTAATAGAACCTTAATGGCACCGGGTCGGTGGCGCGCGCAGCACAAGAAGCAGGAGCTTTGCTAGATCGCATCCTTCACGACATAGTGACCGGGGATGCACCTCCACTTTTTTACCGTCCAGCCCGACGCGGCGTAGACACTGTGCTCTTTCCAGTAGGCGATCTGCGGCTCGCTGAGCATGCAGGTCTGCATGGGCATATCTTCCTCGGCGAGCACATCATCGTGACATAGGTCCATAAAGCTGGCAGGGCGCATCCGCTCGGGCTCGATCAGGTAGCCTTGGTCGGGTGGCGCGCTGAGTGCCATATGGCAGACGGTGACTACGATCGAGAGGATCATGATGGCGCGCTCCACGATCGGTGAACGTTATAGGCGAGGGTGAGCGCGCCAATCAAAAGGGCGATACCCCCGCAGTGGAGAAGGAAGTTCACTCCGGGCCATGCGTACTCTCCAGCTTCAAACCACATTGGGGTCTCCTATGTCTTTACCGTCACGGTAACTGGTCACGTCATGCTCCGGATTGAGCCGCCGGCCGATCGCGTAGCGGGCCCGGACGCGCTCGGCTTCTTCGTCGGCCATTTTCACCGGCACTCCGATGTGCGGGCAGCGATAGAACCAGTCGCCGCAGCGGCCACATCTGGTGAGGCGTTTAAGGGCTTCGGACATGGGGGGATTTTGGGGGCGGTACCTTTATAAAAGGTAAAGGCCCCCTGTGGTCTCGGGGGCCTCTTCGTCGGGGTATCGCTCCCGGTAAGCACAACGCCTTTGGGCAACCTGTGCCCGCAACCATGTCGTCTGAGTGTTTTAGGGGGTGGTACCTTAACAAAAGGTTAATATACCTTTTGGACCAAAATATATTTTCAGGGTACGTCTCACGCAGTGAGATGGGGCCGCCCGGTCCATGCTGGTGGGGGGATACCAGCAAGGGCCGGGCGGTGGAGTGCCTGCCCGACGCTAGCCGGGCAGGGGAAACCTCACTTCGTGGTGGCATTCAGGGAAAGGCCCAGCGAACCGTTGGGCGTCACATAGTTGGCGAAACCATGGGTGGAAGCGACCACCCGGGTTTTGCCGCTGGAAGAGGGCAGTGCGCCCTTGAAGGCTTCAGCCGAAATGTCAATGGTGATAACCAGCTTGTCGCCCTGTACCTTGATATCCATTTTACGCTCCTCAACGTTGGGTTGTCGACCGGTTGGCCGATGCCTTTGGCCCGTCGGGCAAACGGCGTCGCCGGCTTTCACGGCAGGACAGACCACACGCGCGTGATGCGCGCGTTCTTCACATCCGCGCGCGGGAAGGCTGGCGCCAGCCTGCCAGCCCAAGGCTGGAAGAGAAGCTGCTGAGCGGTTTCAAGGTATCAAGGTAGTACCTTACGAGAATGTAACCTCAAAAAGACCATTGCGCAAAACGCATAGCTCGACGGTATCAGAGTAAGACTATATGTCCAAATCAGCCGACTTTTACGCTATAATAGCTAAGTGTTTGATCTTGCTACCTTTTCATCTTAACCTTTTCTTAAATGTCCAAATGTCCAAATGTCCAGCATACTCCCCCCCACCGGTCGTACCCCCCATACCCCCCATACCCATTTTGGGTAGGCAGGCGATTTGGGGCAAAACCGTAGGTTAACAACGGCAGGAAAATCCTAAATGTCCAAATGTCTATCTTAAAAGAACAAATAGGGGGTTCGTGGCCTTTTCACCATATTTTCGAGTGACTTAGCCGATCTTTACCCTTTCTTAAGTGGGTACACCTTCGCATTTACCTTTCTTTAAGTGGGTGGTACCAACCGGTCCGAGGGTATGCTGGGACATTTGGACATTTAGGCCATTTATTCGAGAAGGTGCCAAGGTAGACCCACAAAATGACATGGCTCGCTCCAGCCCCATAAATGTCCCAACACAAACCCGTGATGGAACCCCCATACGTTAACCACATCGCTAAATGTCCGATAAATGGCCAATCACAGACGAGTGATGGAACCCCCATACGTTAACGATTAGGCTAAATGTCCAGAAAAACGTAAAGGAGCGCCAGCGGCTGCAGCGCGCCAGCGCTGCAGCTATAAAATCCCCTCCTGCAGAGCCTAAAAAGGGTGGCGCCAGCCACCAGTGAACCAACGCGCGGGCGATGCTTCTGCGCGCGCGAGGCCGGCCCGACGGGCCAAATGCGACCCTCGCGCCCCAACTGGCGTCGATCCCCATCAGGGGGTGCAGGGCACAAACCCGGATCGCTGAGGAGCATCCAATGACCTCATTCTCCCGCAAGTTGTACAATCGTGACCCCGCCGCCGCCGCTGCCTTCTATAAGGCACAGCAGTTCGAGCGCCAGATCGTGTACGGCAAGACGCCCACTCTGGCCTGCTTCACCCCGAGCCACAACGGGCTGCGCCCTGTGTTCGGCAAAAGGCACCTCGCCCCGCATCAGGTGTGCGCTGCATCGTGTGGTCATCCGGCCTGCACCAATGGCTGCACCCTCGTCGGCCGCTTCGACTAGGAACCCCGGCCGGGTAGGGGCGGCGAGAACAAGCACACTCCGCAAGGGTGCAAACGCTAACTCGCCGCCCCACTTACCGCCGCGGTAAACCCTTCCCACCTCTCGAACCGGCTGAGGAGCACGGTGATGGTCAAGACAACAAGGTTACAGCGTGAAGCGATCTTCAGGGTGTTCCAGCGGGACTTCCCACGATGGCTGTCACCCGGCAAACGAGCGATCATGTGGCCGGGGAGTGGCAGGGACAGCATCGTCAAGGTGCCGACGATCCAGTATCGGCGGTTCCGCAAGAGGGTGCAACCCGGACCGGGTTGCGTCATGCTGCCGTGGTCGGGCATGTGGCTGGGCATCGAACCCGACGGCTACACCCATTCGTGAAGATACCAAGGGCGCAAGCCCGCCCGCTGGTCGGCATTGTAGGCCAGCACCATTTCGAGGCGTCCCCAATCTGGGCAGGGTCACGCTGAACGAGATCAGGGAAATACTTAACGAGTACGGGCTGCACCTGCCGTACACCCATCAGGAGGAGCCACATGCGACAGAAGATCAGTAAGAAAGATGCTCGCCTGCTGAAGCGCGAGATCAAGGCGCTCACCTATCGGGCCAAGGGCCAAGGTGAACGTGAGAAGGCGAGGCGCGTCAGCGCCATGGTGCACGAGACCATCAAGCCCGAGAACGGCGTGATCATGCAATACGACGAGGGTGTGCCCAATGTGGAGCACCAGAAGGCGCTGGCTGAGCACTTCCTGCACGGCGAGCTGACGCCTGAGACAGCCCAAGGCATCGAAGAGTTCGAGGCCGAGGATCGTGAGAGAGCACTCGAAGAGGAGGACGAGGGCGATGCGACGGCTGGATAACCACTACGAAGACCTGCTTCGCCTTCGCCTGAAGGTGGCAAGGGCGGAGCTAGAACATGCCAAGGGCAACATGGTGCGAGCCACCGTTGCGCTTCTCATTCGAGCAGCGTCGAACCACTGCACACACAAGCAGGCAGTGGCCAAGTTCAACGCTTACAACAAGGCAACTGAGGAGTAGCCACTATGGACAAGACTAAGTTTCTGCGAGACCCACAGCTCGACAGCGAAGGCTTCGTCGACTACACGGCACCGTGCTGCGGTTGTCGTCCGGAAGATCAATGTCCGCGCTCTGGGCACTGCGCCAACTACGATCTGCGCCATCACATCTACGGCATCTCGTCGGCGATGGTGGACACGCCCTTCGACTACGGGCAGATGAACCGTGCCATGGATGCACGGATCAACGACATGCTGGAGGAGCAAGGCGTGCCCGCTCCCGAGGCGTTCATCACGCAAGACGGTACCAAAATAGAGCGTGTCAGCGCATCGCCGTGGTCGCTGCTCGATCAGGATCATCTTGACCGCATCCACGAGATTTGGGTAGCGTCCGAGCCCAAGGTGCGGGAAGAGCTGCGCGCCTACCACACTCAGGCGATCATGGGGATACGCGACTAGTGGCGATCAGCCGGCACAGCAAAGAGTGGCAGCGAGTGATTGCTACGGCATCACTCGCTGGCGTCACGTTCCACAAGCGTGCTGGACGCAACACGCGCTATACGAAACTATGCATCTGGGTTGCGTTCCTCCCCGCCGAGCATGGCTGGGTTGAGGGATCATCGAAATTCGCGACCGCAAAGCGGGCATTGGAGGAATTGGATCGTGCGAACGTGGCCACCCATGAGTGAGGAAGAGCGCAGTGTGCTGAGCTTGCCGCCTAAGCTGCAGCAGCGCATGGCGATGCTCGTGCTGAAGGGCTGGCGCTTTGAGCGCAGGGAATTTATAGACGGCGCCCACAACTGGCGAGCATGGGCTCCCGATACTGTCCCGAGACATGCCAGCCGCGTGTCCAACACGCTGCTGCTACTGCTGGAGGATTTGGTGGGCTACGACGTCGTGTGGCAGGGAGTACCCTATGAAGCTCACTGAGGAGGATCAAAACCTTGTGGCGCGGGCAGCGCTGATAGGCGTCAAGTTCGGCCGCGTCACCATGAATGAATGCTGGACTGCAACACACCCTGATTTTGAAGGCCGATCAACGATCGCCAAATACACGATTGGACGGGCCGCCTGCATAGCGCTGCATCGTCTTGGATTGATCTCGGACGAAGAGATGCGCGACTACCAATTGCGCACCGACTGCGGCGGTGTGCAAGAGTGCGAGGTCGACTATGCAGAAAGTTAAAAAGGTAAGAGAGCGCAATGCTCGCGAGCTGATGCACGCACAGTGCGTGCTGATTGGCGTCACGTTCCGCTGGGAGTGGCATGGCTCTGCGTCACAAGCGCCGTCGTTAACTAAGCGTTGGTACTACACGATGCCCGACCACTTCAAGGCCGGCTATATCTCTGGCCCATACCACACCAAACATGAGGCTGTTGAGCGTGCCTGTAGCAATCTCGGCATAGCAGCCACGGGCGAGCCCGACGTTTTGCCCGACGGGGCGATCGCGACCGCTTCGCCGACCGGCCGCGTCGTCTATGGGGACGACCACATCGCTAACTATTTACCGCCACGGTAAAAAGGCGCCAGCCTATCTGGCAAAAGCACTGAGGAGTGTTCAACATCATGGCCAACCAACCAACGTTCACTGACCTGCTGCAGAAGGCAACCGAGCTGGGCGAGCAAGCCGGCAAGGGCGCCGATACACAGGTCAAGTTCCTGCTCGCTGCCGTCGAGGGCGGCTACCACGGCGCAGTGGACCTCGCCAAGAACAAGCACGGCACCGACATGGACGATGCCCGCAAGCTGGCTGAAGTCTACTACAAGGCTCGCACTGGCTCCGTGATTTTCGACGCCAAGGCCGACAATCAGCAGAAGCTGATGAGCACAGTGAGAACTTCGATCAGGCTGGGCGCATGGCCCAAGGGTGGCAATGGCGAGCCGCTGGCCACCGTCAACAACCTGATGACGATCCGTCAGGGGCTGAAGAAGAACCCGGCTACTGCGAAGAAGCTGGACGACGCAGCCAACACCCTGATGAAGTATGCGCGTGCCCAGCTCAAGCGCGACACGCTGATGGGTGACGACGAGCTGCGTGATCTGTGCTTCCGCAAGACGCCTGAGCCGGCAACAGCTGAAGAGATCATCGAAGCGCTGACCAAGAAGCTGGACAAGCTGATCGACGGCAGCGCTGCCGGCGGTAACGCCCAGTGCAACAGCCCGAACGTGCTCAACGCACGGCAGGCGCTGCGCAAGGAGCTGTCCTCGATCGCCACGACCCGTGGCGCTGCCAAGGGTAACGGCGCCACCCAGCCCGCCGCTCAAGCGGGAGTTAGCCCGTGATTGGGGACGACAAAGTGTTCATTGCGGCCACCATCGCCTATCTCACGTGCATGGCCGTGATCTTCGGTGGTGCGGGTTACATCGCACTTCATGTCATCACCAAGTGTTGGTGATACGAGTTTCGCTGCGCGCCTAGAGTTCACGTACTAGCCGCAGTGAGGGTGGCAAGGTGGTTGCTCCTCAGCGCCTTGCCACCCATACTTTCACAGTGAGGAGACGGAGACCCCAACATGTTACTCAACTCAGCTTCCCGGCAGTTCATTCTCAACACCGCGCTGGAAAGCGCATTCGGCAAGCGCAAGCTCGCGCTCGATGTGGAGTACGATCGCATCGCCAAGGCAATCTACGATGCCCTCTTCACCAAGACGCAGCAGGAGCACATCAACGCCCTGCCAAAGTGTTTCTACACCACGGGCACAAGTCACCGCTTCAATATGGGCGGCGAACGTCACGACTGGGCTTTCAATGGCGACGGCAGCACTGGTGGCCCCGTTACCAACACGCTACGCCTGCCGGCTGATACGTGGACGGGCATCGGCACATTGACGATGGACAAGCACCGTGCGTTGATCGCTCGTGGGAGTGGGCACGACTACCAGCACGACAAGAAGACGCTCGCTGCAGAGCGTGATAAGGCGGAGAAGACCCTGATGGCGTTGCTCAAGGGTGTGCGCACGCTGGAGCAGCTCAAGGACGTCTGGCCCGAGGGCCACAAGTTCTACAAAGGTGCCAAGGCCGCAGTGCCGACACCTCCCGGCCTGCCTGCGATTGCGATGGCGGACCTCAACAAGATGCTGGGCATCGCAGCCTAGTCTGACCTCAAGGGCGAAAGGTTACCGTCACGGTAACCTCGTGCAGTGAGACTGCACCTGACGATGCCCGTCAGACCACACAAACTGAGGAGTTTGCATGAACATTCTGCAAGCAAAACGTGAGACCATGGCGCTGTTGGCCGCCGGCAATGCCGTGATCTGGGAGAGTGGCTCCGGTCTCGGCAAGAGCACCGTGGCCTACAACATGTTCGAGGAGCTGCGTGATCGCGACGCTCCGAAAGGCATTCGTTGGGGCTTCTGTTCGTTCTTCGCTGCAACCCAGAACCCCGGCAGTTTGATCGGCTTGGAGTTCAAGGGTGAACGCGAGTACAACTTCACCAACCCGGTATCGGGCCAGCCCGAGACCAAGAAGATTACCGTCACCGACCCGGCCATCCCATTGTGGATGATGTCGAGCGAAGGCCTGCCTGCCTTCATGTACGACAAGGTGTTCCTCCTGATCGACGAGTACGGTCAGGGCGACGGCGAGGTGAAGCGCTCCATCGCTGAAATCTTCCTCAACGGTGGCACCCCGCCGTGGTATCTGCCGGCCGGCAGTGTCCGTCTCGCGTGCACCAACGCCGGTCCCCGCTATGGCGTGTCGAAAGACTTCGACTTCGCCATCGCACGCCGCACCACGATCCACATCGACGGGGACATCAACGTCACGATGAACTACCTCGACAAGCCCTACTATCATCAGGGCAAGCAGTGGCAGACCCTGCCCGTCGTCAAGGCGTGGGCTGCGCAGCATCCCGAGAGCGTGTTCGAGCAGGAGCCCAAAGAGCAGGGACCGTGGTGTAACCCGCGGCAGCTGTGCGCTGTGGATCGCTACATCCAGACCAGCTGGGAGATCGCTGGCAACCAAGAGATCACGCCCGAAATGACCAGCGTGATCGCCGGCACGATCGGCATGGGAGGGGCGCAGTCCATGTTGGGCCACTTCCAGTTCCTCCTGCAACTGCCGTCCTATCAGGACGTCATCGCAGACCCCGCGAATTGCGATCTGCCTGTCAAGGCCGATCTGCAGATGCTGATGGCGTATCAGCTGGCTGCATACACTCAGGTGCCCGATCTGCCGCCGTGCATCCAGTATATCCAACGACTGCCCAAGGACATGGGGGTCACGTACATCTCGGCCTTGTTGCGGCGGGATTACAAAGGCATCATCAACCAGCCTGCGATGCAGGCGTGGATCAACAAGAACGCGGCTCTGGTCTCTGTGATCAGCTCGCTTTCGCAGTAACCCCGGCCGGGTAGGGGCCTGACGATCCGGCGAATACCGGCGTCAGGCCCCGCTTACCGCCACGGTAAAAAGGTAGAACCAACGAATGCCCCATTTCGTCAAAAAACGCATGATGCAGTTCAAGAACGTCGAGGCATTCGCCGGTTCTTTCGAAGACCTCGATCAGCTGATCGAGTGGAGAGCCGGCAGCATCGCGGTGCTGAAGCACTACAAGATGGACACGATAACGAGAGGAGCACACATGCAACGACAGTTTACGATTGAGCTGCGCGTCGACTTCGCAGATGCGGACAAGCTGGAACCGCTGACGCAGACGCTGCAGCAGGCTGCACGGCACTGCCTCGCTACGGCACGCCTGATCAGCGACAACCCCAAGAGCACCCAGATCGTGGTGTACTCCGACGACTTCTTCGCCGGCCACCAGCAGATCGAGATCATGACGGATGTGATCCAAGAGGGGCTGGATGCCACCGGCAACGAGACCGGCAGCGACAACGTGTCCAGTGATCTGATGTCGGCGGTGAGCGATGGCATCTAACCCCATCCACCCAGCCACGCCGCCGTGGCCAGCGTCCAATCCGATCGGCGAGCAACGTCGCAGCAGCAACATGCGCTTCCGCTCCTTTGCGGAGCGCTATCTCGTCACCCGGTCAGCGTTCTTCAGGCAGGACGAGGCCGGGCTGCAGGAGGACATCTGGAAGTGCGTGCTGGATGCCAAGCGCGTCTACAAGCTCATTGGTGAAGTCGGCATCAACGTGCAGGACGACTAATGAGTGGGACGGGACCTACAGGAGCCCCATCGCGAGGGTACGGTAACATTCCCGCGACAAGACTGGCACGCCTGATCGCGGCTCGGCAGCGTTACAAGTACTACATCGAGCGGAAGGGTGTCCCAAAAGGAGCATGCTACATCCAATGGATGGCATGGCGCGATTGGGTTAATGCCCGACGGGCCATGTTCGACGCCGAAATTCGTGCGGCGACGGAAGAGAAGCGATACAACCAGAGGAGAAAAGCTGATGACCGCAAGTACACTCCCAGACCCGCTGGAGGAGATCGAGAAGATCACTCCGACCGGGCTGACGCCACAGCAGAATAACCAGTGGCAGGACACCATGTCGCTGATGGCGTGGAATTGTCCGGGCTTCCGCCATCTGTTCTATAAGCTGCTGTCCAACAACGACGGGCAGTATGGCGCCGTTCCTTCGCGGAGCGTGCCGTTCGCGGCGACCGACGCCAAGAACATCATCATCAACCCGGATACGTTCTTCAAATTCAATCTGAGGGAGCGCGTGTTCGTGCTGGGCCACGAGGTGGTTCACAACGTCTATGGCGATGTGGAGTGGCTGAAAAGATGCAGCGCCAGCGGCACGGTGCCCATGGATGACGGCACCACCCTGCCGTTCCGCAACGAGACCATGCAGAAGGCGATGGACTACCGCATCAACGCCTTACTGCGCGACAGCAAGATCGGTACACCGCCTTCCGGTGTGTGTCTGGACGACGAGATCGCCACGGCGCAGGACAGCGCAGTGTCGGCCTACAAGAAGGTGTACGAAGACGAGGAGAGCGGCGGCAGCAAGACCGGCAAGCACCAGTCTTTCGACATCGTGCTCAAGCCCGGCGTGAGCAACGGCAGCTCGACGCCGCGCAACGGGCAGCAGTGGGCGGTGGAGGTGGCAGCAGCGCAGACGCTGGAAGCCATGAAGTCGCAGGGCAAGGGCAACGGAGCGCTGGATCGCTTCTTCAACAAGGTGCTCAACCCCGTGGTGCCGTGGACCGATCACATTCGCGGCATCTTCAATCGCAAGGTAGGAACGGGCAGCTACAACTGGAAGCGGCCTGACCGGCGCCACATCGTGCGGGACGTCTACTATCCCTCACGTTCTGGCAACGGTGCTGGCTGGATCGTGTGCTGGGGTGACACCTCTGGCTCGATCGGCGAAGACGAGATGTGCCGGTATCTCGCCGAGCTGTCTGGCATCATCGACGACTGTCAACCGACCCGCATCACCATCGTGTGGTGTGACGACGGCATCGGTGTCCGCGACGATGGCTCGCCCACCATCGACGAGGTGGAGGAAGCCTGCGATCTGGAAGCCATCAAGTATGGTGGCGTGAAGGGCGGCGGCGGTACGGACTGCACGCCGGTGTTCGACTGGATCAACGAGCAGACCGAAGTGCCCGAAGTGTTCATCGGCTTCACCGACGGCTATGTGTCGTACCCGACCGACGTGCCCCCGATCCCGGTGATGATCTGGGCGATGACGACGGAGCAAGACGCGCCCTATGGTGACACGGTGCGCATCAACCCGAAGAACGACTGAGGTTACCGTCGCGGTAAAAACAGCCCCTAGAATTGCGTCACTGTGGTTCAGCAATTTTAGGGGCTGAAGATTAATTTGTCAAACCAGAGGAGAACCAAACATGGGTAGACGTTATGGAGGCCCAAAGACGGGCGACTACATCGGCACTGGCGCGATGGAGAAAGCCATCAAGCAGATCAACAAGCTGATGGAAGTCAGCTTCAACGTGCTGACCGAATACACGCCGACGGTCGACCAGACCATAGCGATGCTGTTCGACCCCGACGTCATCGCCAGAGCGACTGCAGCGAAGGGCGTCGTGCGTGACCCCATGATGACGCTGCCCTACACCATCAAGGACTATGTAGTGCTGAACCTGAGTTATGACGGCGCGCAGTGCCTGCCGATCAAGCCGGCGCTCTACATGCAGCAGCAGCACCTGATCGGACCCCTGCGGGGCGTGGTTGACCAGATGGAAGAAATCTACCTCAAGTTTGAGCATGTGAAGGTAGCGCTGCGCTGGCTTAATAAAAACGCAACCAAAGCCGCGATACGCTACTACTGGCCGACGATCCTGCAACTCCTGCCGAGCGAGTTCGCCGAGTACCAAGAGTGCCCCCAGCGCTTTGCTGAGCCCAACAAGATCGAGACCATGAGCCAGCTGTTCCGTGACACCGCAACCACGATGGCGTCAGCCAAGCTGCTGAGCGACGGCGCTGTGGGTCGCGGGCACAGCAGCCTGCTGTTGACCTTCAACACGCGACATATTACGGTCGGAGATGGCCGACATTCAACCGACCAAGTGAGCGCGTATATCTAGTGCCATCCCCACCCAAACAGCATCTGCTCTTCCTCGACGCGGAGACGTTCTACGATAGCAAGAACGGCTACTCGTTGAGGAAGATGCCGACACCGAACTACATCCTCGATCCACGGTTCGAGGAGATCATGTGGGCTGTCAAAGCCATGGACTTGAGCCAGCCAGCGATGGCGACCGCGGCGCTAAATTCCAAATTCAACCCAGCCCCGACCGAAGAACACCAGATTATCGCCGGCCCGGACTTCCCGCATTGGCTCTCGCAGTTCGATCCCGCGCTTACCACCACGGTAACTTTCAACTCCCTCTTCGACAATTCCATCCTCGCGTGGCGCCACGGCTTCGTGCCGCACACCATGATCGACATCATGGGCATGGCGCGCGCCTTGCTGGGCCACCAGCTGCGTGGCCACTCCCTGCGCGACATCGCCGACTATATGGGGCTAGGCGCCAAGGGCACCGCGCTGGCCAAGATGGACGGCCTGACCCGCGAACAGATCGTCTCCATGGGCCTGTGGGACGAGTTCTGCGTCTACGCACTACAGGACAACTATTTGCAGGAGCAAATCTTCCTGCAGCTGTATCCGAAATTCCCCCGCTCCGAACGCCGCCTCATGGACATGGTGCTCCGCTGTTGCGTAGAGCCGCGCTTCCAAGTCGACGTGCCCATGCTGAGCCAGCACCTGATCGACGTGCAGGCTGCAAAGGAGCTGCTCCTTCAGGACGCCAACGGCATCAGCCCCAAGATCATCATGTCCACTCCGAAGTTCAAAACGGAGCTGGAGAAGTACGGCGTGGAGGTGGAGATGAAGGTCTCCCCCACGACCGGCAAGGAAACACCCGCGTTCGCCAAGACCGACGAGTTCATGGAGAAGCTGCAGGACCATCCCGATCCCGTGGTGGCTGCGATGGCTGCTGCACGGCTGGGCTTCAAGTCTACGCTTGAAGAGACGCGGACGGAGAAGCTGCTGAGCATCGCCGCTCTGCCGTGGCCGACCGCGCCCTTAATGCCCGTGCCCCTCCGGTATGGCGGTGCGCATACCCACCGCCTGTCTGGCGAGTGGAAGATGAACATGCAGAACATGCCGACCGTTCGAGGGTCAAAAGGTAAAAGCAAACTACGCCAGAGCCTGATCTGTGGCCCCGACGAGACCATCGTGACGTGCGACTTGTCGCAGATCGAAGCGCGACTGAGCGCGTGGATATGTGGCTGCACACGGCTAGTCACTGAGTTCGCCAACAAGCTGGACCCGTACTCACAGCTGGCGACCGACATCTTCGGCTACCCGGTCAACCGCAAGCTCAAGCACCCCGACGGAACGCTGGTGTTTCCGATCGAAGGCTTCATTGGCAAGACCGGCATTCTGGGGCTGGGCTATGGCGCGGGCAAGGAGCGCTTCGACACCATGGTGATACAGAGCGCCCGTAAGGACGGACTGGACATCTCGCAGATTTACAACCGCGACCTTGGCGACAAGGCTGTGGATCGCTACCGTTTGCGCTACCACGAAATCCCGCAGGGCTGGCGCACGCTGGATCATGCAGTTCGCACTGCGTGGTTGTCTGGCGGCCACACCATCAAGTTCGGCCCGGTGGAGATCAGTCACGGCAATGTGTTGTTGCCGAGCGGACTGAGCCTGCGCTATGCCGAGCCGTTGCAACGCATGGGCGAAGACGGCCGCACCGAGTATCGTTACCGCTACGGTAAATTTTGGCACACGCTCTATGGTGCTAAGTTCTTGGAGAACATAGTGCAGGCCCTCGCGCGTATCGTGGTGATGAACGCTGCACTGCGCATTCGTGATCGTGGTCTCTATACGGTTAGCCCGCGGGACTACCTGTTCGTTTTGCAAGCGCACGATGAATTAGTTTTCATCGTCAAGACGGCGCAACTTGACAGCGCCAAAAAGATTATTCTAGAAGAGATGACGCGCCGACCCTCGTGGGCAAAAGACGCGCCCATAGATGCTGAGCTTGGCGAAGGCGCATCATACGGAGAAGCAAAATAATGTCGTCACCAAGCCCATCCCCAAAAAAGCGTATCTATCTCGCCGGCCCCATGCAGGGCTATCCGCAATTCAACTTCCCCCGCTTCAATGCCGTCACCAAGGCGCTTCGACAAGGCGGCCACGAAGTGTTCAACCCCGCCGAAAAAGATATCGAGCGCCATGACGGCGTGGATATCTCCGCTGACAACCCCACGGGCAATCTTGAAGCCTCCAAGGTGCAGCATGGCTTCTCGCTCCGCCGAGCGCTGGCCGAAGACCTCCACTACATCTGTGCTGAAGCCAACACCATCGTGATGCTCCCCGGTTGGGAGAAGAGCAATGGTGCGCAGGCTGAGCATCGCACTGCAGTGGCCCTCCAATCCGAAGGCATGGAAATCGTCTATATCGCAGACGAGCTGTGCGAGATGATGGAGCTTGCTGCCTCCATTGGGGAGAAGGCCAGTGCGTAAGACCAGCAAGCAAAAGACTGCCCACCGCGCGCGTTCTTTAAAATCGGCCGCGCCGGGCCTCGCGAGTTGGGCGCCGGGCCTCGCGAGTTGGGCGCCGGGCCTCGCGAGTTGGGCGCCCGCCCCTGAGATCATGAAGCGACAGCGACTGATCGAGGGCGACAGCGCTCACCGCAAACGCTTCCCGTTGACCACGGGCCTGCTGGATTATTTCCCCGACGCCTGTGCTGCAGTGGCCGAGGTGAGCTTCAAGGGCAACCAGAAGCATAACCCCGGTGAACCGATGCACCATGCCCGAGGCAAGAGCATGGATCACGCGGACTGCATCATGCGGCACCTGACCGAGCGCGGCGGCTTTGACGGTGATATCCGCCACACCGCAGCGCTGGCGTGGCGCGCGATGGCTCTGCTGCAGGAGGAGCTGGAGAAAGAGCACGGTCTCCCGCTGCCGCGAGGCGCGAAGGCATAGTTACCGCGACGGTAAAACAGAGCATGCAATGAGCGACTGGCGGACCGGCCTGACACCCGAGCAAATCCGAGACGCGGAGATGAACCGTGGCGCCGAGGTTACCAACCAAAAGTACGGAGCCCTGCAGGACCTGCTGGCCCGCCAGTTCGACCCGAATTACGAGCCCCCGACGCCGACGCACCATGTCAGCGCCAAGGAATATAACCGACGCCTGCGCGAGCAGAACAAGGAGCGCTTCAAGTGAGCCGGATCGTGGTGGTCGCAGACGACGACAATTTCGAGCGGGATGCGGATGTGCTGATGCGCGCCCACCTGCACCAAGAGCGCGTCAACCGGATCGGTGGCTGGATCAACGCCGGCCACCTGCGCGTGCTCGAGGACAACGACCCCGACGCGTTGAGGCTGCAGATCGAGGACCAGATATTTGCCGAGGCGCGCAAGGACTTTCCGAGCGAACAGCTCGTGGCGGGCATCGCACTGGCCATCCACTCCGGAATGTCGGAGCGAAACCGGGTTCGGATAAACGACTACAAGGATAGCGACCCGTTGGAGTACGCCCGACCGGTGGCATGGAAACGCAACTTTGAACGATCGGCGCTGCTCGAAGTCGGCTACCACAACGTGGCGCGGATTACCGCGACGGTAAAGAAGCGGAGGAAGTGATGGCTGTTGGAAAAGACTACGACCCGCGCTATGGGTTCGTCGACCACGTGAACTCGCAGCCGCAGTTCATGCACCAACTGCCGGTGTCCGACATCGAGCGCCTCGCCAAAGCCGGCGTGGCCATCAATATCGGCAACGTGGTGCCAGTGTGCGATCCCCCGCCGGTGATGGTCCCCGAGACGCGCATCCAGTCCATCCAGTCACTGGAAGACGCGATCTGGGACCGCTGGTATCGCACCAAGGCGGTAAAGGAGGGCCATCGCGACTTCGGCTACGAGCTACCGTTCAAGCTGCTGGCAAGCCAGCACGGTGACAAGGTATGGGTGTCGCTCCACCCGACCAACTCCAACTACGAGCCGTTCCAGATACAGGACGACGCACTTATTTTCCCATCCGACGCGCTGATGGCGCAGCTGGCCCTGTGGGAGCAACATCACCCGAGCGGGAGCAGATAATGGCGAAGATTACCGGCGACACGATAGCGGCACCACGGATCGGCAAGGACTGGAGCTGGAGCTACAGCAAGCTGAAGAATTTCGAGGAGTGCCCGAAGAAGCACTACGAGGTCGACATCGCCAAGAGTCATGTCGAGACGCAGAGCGACGACCCTGACAGCGCGCTCAACTGGGGCAACCGTGTTCACGATGCCTTCAAGCACACCCTCATAAACCCGCCGCACAAGATGCCGCCCGAGATGGCGGCGTATCAGGGTTGGGTAGACCGCGTGCGAGCTGGCCCCGGCCAGCTGCTGGTCGAGCAGAAGTACGCCATCAATCGCGACTTCCAGAAGACCGCCTACTTCGCACCCGACGCATGGTACCGCGGCATTGGCGACGTGGTGCGGCTGGACAGCGATCTGGCGCTGGTGCTGGATTGGAAGACCGGCAAGATCGTCGAGGACAGCGTGCAGCTGATGCTGATGGCGCAGTGTCTGTTCAGCCATTACCCGCAACTCAAATATGTCCGCAGCGAGTTCGTCTGGCTCAAGTTCGACGCCCAGACGCCCGAGCTATTCACACGGCAGGAGGTAGCGAACCAATGGGTCCACCTGATGGAGCGTGTCAACGCCTTGGAGAACGCATCGAAGACGCTGACCTATCCGCCGAAGCCCGGCAGGCTATGCAAGAGCTACTGTCCTGTGGCGAGCTGCCCGTTCTGGAAGAAAGGCGCCAAATAACGGTGACTGAGATCAGGGTTCGCATGCAGCAGGCCCAGTTCTATCTTACCGCGGCGGTAAAGAAGAAGTGGGACGACGAAGTCAACAAGGTGCTGCAGAAAACAGTGGACAAGCTCCTGCACAACGATTGGCAACAGACCCCGAAGTGGCATCCTCGCTACTGGTTCGGACACCGCTGGCGCCGCCCGACCTACGACGACAACACATACACCGGCGTCGACCTGCGCTGGGAATACCAGACCCACAAGCAGAGAGCACGGCAATCACTGGAGGAGCATTATGGCCAAGAAGAAGCAGGACAACCCCTCACCATCTTCAGCTAAAAAGCCGCCTGCCCGACGCGGCAAGAAGCGCGGCCCCTACAAGCCGCCGGTCTATACCGGTCCCGAGTGGATCGGGAAGTCCCACACCGCCAAGCTGGCGGGACAATGAAACAACGTCGCGGGTGGGACCGCGCATGGAATGGGAGAGACCCTTTGAAAAAAGAAGACCTGCCCCCGGGGGCACAGACAGTTATCGAGATCGACCTGCGCGTGCTCGCCATCGTGGTGCTGACCATCGCAGTGATCGGCGTGTGGCTGCTGCGATGAGCACGCTCGAAGAGGCCCTGCGCGAAGCGGCAGCGAAGGGCCTGACGCATCTCACCCTGTACCCGGTTGAGAGCGAAGACCGCAAGACGACCTACTGGCACGCCAAGGCGACGCCCTCGTCGGCGCACTCCTACGTGCAGGTGACGACCACCGACCCGGCGGAAGCGCTGGCCGCAGTCCTCAAGGCACTGCCCAAGGCGCCCCGCCGAGCCGCACCGACGAACCCGCCGCTCGCCGACCACGAAGTTACCGCCACGGTAAAACCCCAACAGGAGGACATCGAAACATGGCTACCGAAGGCCTAGACGTGATGCTCGACATCGAAACGCTGTCGACCCGACCCAATGCTCTGGTGCTGTCGATCGGCGCCGTACGCTTCAGCTGTGGCGACGACGGACCTGTCTTTCAGGCGACGTTCTTCGCGGTGCCGAGCTTGATGGAGCAGATCATGACCGGTCGGCACATCGACCAGAAGACGCAGGAGTTCTGGCAGAAGCAACCGCTCAGCGCATCCGATCACTGGCACGGCCCCAACGTCGACTACAAGTCCGTGCGTGAAGCGCTCATGGGGCTGGCCGAGTTCGTAAAGGACGCCCCCCGCGTCTGGGCTAACGGCATCGTGTTCGATATCGGCATCATGGAGAGCCTCTACCGGGCCAACAACATGGAGCCGCCGTGGAAGTACAGCGCTCCTCGTGACGCGAGGACTTTCTACGATACCAACCCCGAAGTCACGCATCTGGGGAGCACCGAGGACTATCTCGCCCACCACCCGCTTGGCGATTGCAAAATGCAGATCGAGCGGCTGTGGGAGCATGGGTGGAGGAAGTGAGCAAATGGCTTCCAAGGGAATAGCTGTTAGTCATGGTGCCTATGTTGGCAATCGTGAAACCAGCGAGCACGCGATCTGGCGGGGTATGATACAGCGCTGCCACAACCCCAACGCCAAAGATTATCCTCGCTACGGCGGCCTCGGTGTGCAGGTGTGTGCCGTATGGAGGGAGAGCTTTCCGGCGTTCCTTGAACATGTTGGCTCCCGCCCCAGAGGGATGTCTATTGATCGCTACCCCGATACAACTGGCGACTACAGGCCGGGAAACGTGCGCTGGGCGACTGCCAGCGACCAAGAGAAAAACAAACGGGCTACAAAACGCTGGCTGCATCATGGGCAAACGAAGACACTAGGCGAATGGGCCTCTGCCCTCGGCATAAGCGTTGCTCTTGCTTCGTGGCGTTGGAAGACATGGGGAACGCTGGAAAGGGGGCGAACGTGGGAACTACTCCCGAAGCAAAAGTAAAACGACTGGTGAAGAAGGCGCTGGACAGTCTGGGACCAGACTGCTGGCGCTTTATGCCCGTCCAAACCGGCTTCGGAGTGCCGGCCCTCGACTATCTGCTGTGCATACGCGGGCGCTTTGTCGCCATCGAGACCAAGGCACCGGGGAAAAAATTAACCCCGATGCAGGAAGGTACCAAGGCGGCAATGGAGGCCGCTGGTGGCATTGTGCTTGTCGTCTGGGACGAGGGCTCGCTCGCCATCGCAATGAAGATCATCCTCGCACTGGAGTTTGCAGACAATGGCCTCGCACGATCCCTCGCCAACTGGGCAGGTAACGCAACCCCCGCGGAAACGCAAAGGTATTACGAACAACACTTGCGCCACGAGCAGCAAGACAAAGCGGCTAACGCAGCAACTGGCGGGGATCATGGCGCACCTCGTAAAAAATCCCAACGACGCGCTAAGCCGGCAGCGGGTGGCGACGATCGAGCAGTTACTGCGGCGGTAACTGAGAATGGCCCCCCAACTCAAGACCCACTGTGATCGCGGGCACAAGTTCACCGTGCCGAATACCGGCCACACGACCGTCACGCCGCAGAACGGTAAGAAGTATCGCGTGCGACGGTGCAAACAGTGCAGGGCCGCCTACGAGCGGCTACGCTACCACAACGACCCCAAGCGCAGCGCCGCAATTCGACATCGCGCCCATATCACTTACGAGGAAAGCAAACCATGCCCTTCATCGCCCCAACAGAAGCTAACTTCCGAGAGTTCGTCGACGGCCTCTTCCAGTCCAAGCGCACCGGCGCTGACGGCTTCCTGCACGCAGCCGTAGGGCTCGCCGGCGAGAGTGCGGAGGTGCTCGACCACATGAAGAAGATGTGGGTCTACGACAAGCACATCGACCGCGAGAAGGTGCTCGAAGAGATGGGCGACGTGCTGCACTACTTCACGATGCTGTGCATCAAGATGGACGTGTCGTTCGCTGACGTGATCGCAGGCAACATCACCAAACTGCAGAAGAGATACCCCGATGGCTTTTCAAAAACGGCCGCCATTGCCCGAGCCGACAAGCTATAGCGACCCGTTGGGGCTGGAAGATTGGCACCTCGCTGAGGTGACCGACCCCCAGCCCGAGAACCGGGCCGCGCCAATACAGACCGGGCTGAGTGAGGAGGAAGACGCCGGCCGCTTCCTCCACCACCAGTTCGGGGACCTGCTCTTCTGCATCAACTGCGAACGATCCTACCGGGCCGAGCTAGTATGGTGCCCGGCTTGCGAGCAGAAACTCTATCCGCCGACGACCCCCGTGTTGCGCTCCAAGAGAAAAGTCAGATGAGTATCAAAATCTCCCGGCCCAACCAAGCCCTCGTGATCCCACGCGATCCGAAGACCGAGAACATGTTCCCGAGTGCGTTGTCGTTGGACGATGCTGCTCTGGTGGTGCCGCACGGCCTGCAAGAGACCATCATGCTGCGGCATCTGGGGCACAAGGTGCCGAACCCGATGCTGTGCTACTACGACTTCGGACACGTCAAGCCGTTCGCCGTGCAGCGGCGCACGATGGACATGATGACGACCGCGCCGCGCAGCTACGTCCTCAACTCGATGGGGACCGGCAAGACGAAGAGCACGCTGTGGGCTTGGGATTACCTTCACGGTAAGGGCTACTGCGGCAAGATGCTCGTTGTGGCCACCCTCTCGACGCTCCGGTTCGTATGGCAGGCCGAGGCGTTCTCGACCCTGCCCAATATAAAGGTAGCAATCCTCCATGGCACAAAAGCAAAGCGGCTCGAAGCCCTCGCCTCCGACGCCGACATCTACGTCATCAACCACGACGGGCTCAAGACGATCGCGGCCGAGCTTAGCCTCCGCACTGACATTGACGTGCTTTGTCTTGATGAGCTTGCTGTTTACCGCAATAATTCGGATCGTTCCAAGCATATGCGAAAATTCGCCGAACGCTTCAAGATTGTTTGGGGCCTCACTGGAAGACCGATGCCCAACGAACCTACCGACGTCTGGGCGCAGGCCAAGATCGTGACGCCCAACACCGCACCAAAGTATTTCCGGCAGGCGCAGGAAATGCTGATGAACAAGATCAACAATTTTAAGTGGGTGCCGAAGCCTGAGGCGATCGAGCGTGCCATGCGCATGCTGCAGCCAAACGTGCGGTTCGATCTGGATGCCGTGGTGGAGCTGCCCGAGGTAATCTCGCGCACCATCGACGTGCCGATGACCCCACTGCAGAGCAAGGTCTACAAGACGCTGGCGACCGAGTTCAAAGCCGATGTGGCTGGCGGGCAAGTCACGGCAGTCAATGCGGCCGTGGCGATGGGCAAGTTGCTGCAGGTGAGCGGCGGCTGGGTCTACGCCAATCCACTCGGGGCGATCCCAGTCTTCAAGCCAGACGAGCCGATGCCACGCCACCAGATGCTGGTCGACCTGATCAACGAAAACGAGCGCAAGGTGATCGTCTATGTCCCCTTCCGCCATGCCATCGAAGGCCTATCACCAATTCTTGAAGCCGCCGGGATCGAGCACGCTATCGTTCACGGAGATGTGTCCGGACGCGGCGAGCTGTTCAACCTGTTCCAGCACACGACCAAATACAAGGTGCTGCTGGCGCATCCGGTTTGTGTGGCCCACGGTCTGACGCTGACGGCCGCCGACACCATCATCTGGTATCTCCCGATCACGAGCCTCGAAATCTACGAGCAGGCTAACGCCCGCATCACGCGCGTCGGGCAACGCTACAAACAGAAAATCCTCCACCTCCAGTCCACACCAGTGGAGAAGAAAATATACGCCCTCCTGCAGCGAAAAGAGAAGGTCCAGAACATGCTGCTGGAGATGTTGGGAGAAGCCACCGGCGCAGCGTAGTTTGCCCGACGCGCCAGATCACAATAACCCCTGCAAACAAAGGAGAACTTACATGTCTGAAACTGCACCGGCCCCGGACACGGACACGGCTGTAAAGGTGAAGGTCGAACAGCGCATCAGTGAGTACATTCGCGTGCGTGACGCGATCAAAGCTGCGAACGACAAGCACGATTTGCAGATCAAGCCGCTCGTCGAACTTCAGAATATGTTAACCGGATGGCTGCAAGAGTTCATGGAGACCGCTGGCGCTGACAGCGTCAAGACCACCTACGGCACCTGTTACACCACGACCCGGTACAGTGCCTCGCTCGCGGACCCGGAAGCCTTCATGAAGTTCGTCAAAGACACCGAGAGCTACGACCTCCTCGACCGCAAGGCCAACGTGACCTCCGTCCGTGACTATGTTTCCGAGCATGGAACCCTACCCCCCGGGGTCAATCTGAGTGCGATCAGCACTGTCGGAGTGCGCCGCGCTTCCGGCACCTAAGTTACCGCCGCGGTAAACCCAACGAAGGAACCACTTCTATGTCTACTGATATGATGAACATCTCCGCGTTCAAAGGCATGGCGCCCGCTGCAGCGTTCGCTGCACTGGACCCGCACTCCGAGAGCTTGGCCGATGGTATCGGTTCGAGCTACGGCATCATCGGCTATAAGGGCAAAGTCTGGACGCTCCGCCTGCGCGGTGAGACCTATACCTTCACCCGCCCCGATGACGGCTCGCCGGCTGCTTTTTTAGACGTAATTGTCTTGAGACAATTACCGAACAAGTCGAAGAGCTACTACCCGCCGGGCACGTACTCCGACGGCGCTATCGGTACGCGCCCGGTTTGCGCGGCGCTCGACGGTGTCACGCCCGACGCCGACATCGCCACGCCGCAGTCCACGGCCTGCGCGATCTGCCCCAAGAACGTGTTCAAGGTGAACCCGGACGGCCGCAAGACCCGCGACTGCTCCGACTACAAGCGTCTGGCTGTGCTGGTCCTGCCGAGCCTGACCGCGCGTCTGCTGGGCGCCCCGCTCATGGAGCCCGTCTTCCTGCGCGTGCCCGCTGCATCGCTCAACGACCTTGCCCTGCTGGGTGAAGGCATGGCGGCACAGGGCTTCCACTTCGCGTCCTTCATCACGCGGATCGGGTTCAACCCCGAGAAGCCGCACCCGCAGATGACCTTCCGGGCCCTGCAGGCGTTGACGGACAAGGAAGCCCCGCTGGTCCTGCCCATGCGTGACGACCCGCTGTCGCTGCGCATCACCGGCGAGACCGAGATCGGGGCGCACCGCCCGGCTGCTGCTGCGACCGCTGCCACGCCCGCTGGCAACGTGGTGGACGCTGCCGCTGTCGAAGCTGCTCGTGTGGCCAAGGCTGCGTCTGACGCTGCTGCGAAGCTCGCTGCTGAAGCTGCCGCCAAGGCTGCTGCTGCTGAAGCTGCTGCCAAAGCCGAAGCTGCCCGCAAGGCCGCCGAGGAAGCTGCCGCGGCCGCTCATGTCGACACCGGGTTCGGCGCGCTTACCGGGACGGTAAGTGCTGGGCCTGTTGCATCGGCTGGCGCCGCGATCGACACCGGGTTCGGTGTGGAGCAGCCCGTCCAGACCGTAGCAGCTGCGGAGCTGAACACGGTCGCCGACACCGGCGAGCCCGAGGAGACGGATGCTCTGCTCGATGCGCGCGTAGCGGCCCTCCTGCCGAAGGCTTAAGATGCCGAACGCCGCTAAATATTCGCGGTGGAAAGAACGGTACCGCACGGACCCAGACTTCCGTGCGGCGGCCATCGCGAGAGCCTGTCGAGAGCAGAAGGTTGCTTACGCGAAATTTCCGGGGCGTAAGAAGGCGCTCCGGGTTCTGCGTGTGTATGGGCTAACTCAGGATCAGTACGATATCCTCTTAATGGAGCAGCAACACCGCTGTGGTATATGCCGATCCCCCGACCCAGTCAGCAAGCACTGGCACGTAGACCACAACCACAAGAAAAAGAAGGGCGATCCCGGCTATGTGCGCGGCATCCTATGTCTCAACTGCAACAACGGTGGCGGGCGCTTTAGAGACGACCCACGCCTTTTACGTCAGGCCGCAGAGTGGTTTTCCAAATGACTGACTGGAACGCCGTATCAGCCTTCTTGGCGAATGTGGTTGCGTGGCCCGGTCCTAATGATGTCGGGTATGTAAATCTCCACTATTCCATGCCCGCGCAGCCCCCCAAGACCGGGCTGACGAAGGGCATGGGCTGGCCGTTCCGGGACGTCACCGAGTTCGTCAACCGAGCTGGCTGGATCGTCGCCGGCAACAAGTTCAAGGACGTCTGGTTCTGCACATCGCTGCAGTCAACGGCCGGCGTCAACAAAAAGGGCAAGCCGAAGGCGGTGCGGCTCGCATCCAACGCCATCGCCCAGAAGGCGATCTGGATCGACTGCGACGTCAAGGCCAACGACCCCAAGCATTACGGCACCGAGGAGGATGCTCTTAAGAGCATCCTGTTGTTTGCCAAGACCGTGAAGCTGCCAACGCCCAGCGCCATCGTGCGCTCTGGCGGCGGGCTCCACATCTACTGGATCAGCAAGACGCCCCTGCAGCCAGCAGAGTGGCTCCCATACGCCAGCGGGTTGAAGCAGCTGCTCCTCGCTAACGCCATCAAGTGCGACACTGGCCTGACCACCGACATCGCCCGCATCCTGCGGGTGCCGGGCACCCTCAATCACAAGTACGACCCGCCGCGCGAGGTGACGCTCGCCCCGCTGCCGCTGGCTATGTACGACTTCGCCCAGCTGGATTTTCTGAAGCAGTTCGCCGTTGCCGGTCCTGCACATGTGCAGTCATCGGCTCCCTCGATCTTCGCCGAGGGTGTGACGCTCGCCACCTTCGGCAAGCCGCACCCGCTATTCGCTGCCCTCAAGGGTGAGCCCGGCCTCGACGCCGGCATCAACAAGAACGCCGACAACCTGCTCGACCCGTTCCCGATCTTCCGCCAGTGCGGCTTCCTGCGCGAAGCCCTGACCACCGGAGGCCGGGACTACGACCAGCCGCTGTGGATGTACTCCGTGCTCTGCAGCACCTTCATGGAGAACGGCAATGACATCGCGCACCGGATATCACAGGGACACCCATCGTATTCCGCGGCTGACACACAGGCGCTCTACGATCGCAAGATGGCTGAGCGACATGATCGCGGAATTGGATATCCCTCTTGTGCAACCATTCAGGGCGCTGGCTGCAAATCGTGCGCGTCGTGCCCGCTCTTCGCGAAGGGCAAATCACCGCTCAACATAAGACCGACGCCGGTTACCGCGACGGTAAGCCCCGCGGTGCAGTCGCCGGCGGCCGCTGCCTCGATGCTGCCCGCCAGCTTCGAGTTGAATGACGACGGTCTGATCTGTAAAGTGATCGAGATCGAGAAGGACGGTGAACTCAACACCGCGATGATCCCGCTGTTCCAATGCCAGCTCAAAGGGTTCTGGCTGCAGAAGCACCCCGGCGAGCACCTGAACTTCACCGCGTCCATGGACAAGGGGTTTGAGGATCAGGTGTCGGTGGACATGGGCGAAGTTTGCAAGCAGGGCTTCTCGGCGTACCTCAGCCAGAAGCGGGTCCTGATCGACATCAGAGGCGAACGGTTCCTGAAGGAGTTTTTCTTGAGCACCATCGGCAAATTGCGAGCCCACGCGGCAGCACAACAGACGATCCCATTCGGTTGGCACGAGGAAGATGGCAAGGTACGAGGCTTCGCCTACGGCGGCAAAATCTTCATGGACGACGGGACCGAGCGCCCATGCGGCGCAGTCGACCCCACCTTCGTCCAGATGTACACACCGACCGGCACCATGGAAGACTGGATGAAGGCGACGACGGTCATCACCGGGCAGAAGCGCGCCGAGCTGAACACGATCCTGCTCATGGCCTTCGCCTCGCCGCTGCTGTACCTCAACGGCAAGAACACCGCGGTGCTCTCCGCCTACGGGCGTGACAGCGGCGCCGGCAAGTCATCGGCGAGCCGTATCGGGCTCTCTGTCTGGGGCCATCCTCTCGCGACCAAGATCACCGAGCGTGCGACACCCAACAGCATCGCCAGCATGATGAAGACACTGCGGCATCTCCCCTTCTACTGGGACGAGATCACCGACGACGAGATGCGGAAGAAGTTCAAGACGGTGATGCACGAGCTGGATGGCGGCAAAGAGAAGTCGCGCATGAAGGACGGCAAACAGCATCAGGAAGTCGGCATGTTCCAGCTGATGCTGCACTACCTCGCCAATGACAGCCTCGTCAGTTTCCTGCGCAAGGACAACCTCAACACGACCGCCTCGCAGATGCGGGTGCTGGAGTGGGAGGTGAAGCGGATCAACGGTGGCCCCGGCCAGCTGAACGATGCCGACGCCGAGATGCTGCTGTCGGGCACCAACCGCAACTTCGGCCACATGGGGCTTCTGTATGCGAAATTCTTGGCCCAGAACCATGCGGCGATTGCCGAGGAGTTCCGGCTGAAATGCAACGAGGTGCAGTCCAAGTCTGGTGGCAAGAAGTCGGAGCGCTACTGGATCACGACCGTGGCCATCATGACGCTGGCGGCGAAGTACGCCAAGCAGCTGGGGCTCGATGTCGACCCCGACCAGACCGAGGACTTCATGTACAAGGTCTACAACGAGAACATCGTGGCGCGCGAGCAGTACGCACAGGGCGGCGAGATCGACAACAGTGAGGACGTGCTGGCCCGCTACCTTAAAGAACGTGAGGCGGCGGCGCGCGGCATCTGGACGAACTACATGCACAACGAGAAGGGCCGGCCGCCCAAGCCCGTGCAGATCATCCGGGGTCCGACCCAACCCACCAACATGCAGGGCGGCATCGAGTTCCGGTTCGCCATCGCCAATCACCAGCTGGTGATCGCCTCGCGCGACTTCAGCGACTGGCTGGTCAAGATGAAGTTCTCCGACGCGCAGGTCTTCGCTTCGATGCGTCAGGAGTTCGGCATGACCCAGCAGAAGCTGCAGTTGTTGTCGGGCACGTCCCACCCGCCGCTGCGTGAGCACTGCCTCGTGCTGAACATCAAGCCCAACACGCCGCTGTGGGAATACATGATCAACTTCACCGCGCCCGAGGAGAAGGTGAAGATCGAGGCTGGCGTCGAGATCGTCGACGAGCAGATCGAGACCGGACTTACCGTGGACGGTAACGGGCTCGCGACCGCGGCGAGTGTCGCGGCGTTCGTACAGGGAGCTGTGCGGTGATTGACCGGGCCCGACTGGCGAAGCTGCTGGCCTTGAGCCAGTCCGACAACGACGCGGAGGCCCTGTCGTGTATCAGGGCGGCCAACAAGATGGTGCAGGCGGCAGGGAAGTCGTGGGATGAGGTGCTGGTACAGATCACGCCCGGCATGCGGATCACGATCCAAAAAGGACCTTACAAGGCCGAGGAGGCGTGGCCGACGCCGCGCCCTAAACGCCCCGCGTGATGTCGAAATAAAATCCGATCTGTCCGATCGTGTATCCAGTGAAGATCAGCGCTTTCCACGGCTCGTGCTCCCGCATCAATGAGACCACTGTAGCCGCATAGAGCAGCCCCACCAGCGCGATGATCCACGACGAGGTCACTTCTCTTCCAGCTTCTTGAGGACCTGCTGCGGGGTCTCCTGCACGCACATGGTGCCTTGGTTGAGACCGATCTTGGCGTTGGAGCCCTTGGCGCAGTCCGCCGCATTACCGACCGAGATGACGGCCTCGCGGGTGACCCAGACGGGGTTGCCGTCCGGTGCCGTTAGGCACACCAGACTGAAGACGACCAGTATCGGTGCGAGGTATGTCATTTGACCCTCGTTGCTCTGAACTGCAGCTTGCCACCATCGGCAACCCGGAAGTCCACACGGTGCTTCAGGCCACACTCGCAGCACTCTTCGTGCTGGCCTGACCACGCGACGGTGACCCACTCGCCATCGTCTATATGCACCACTGGCTTCTTCTTGGCGGCCATCAGTTCGCCCCCACAAGCCAGTCGGGAAGCTCGTAGTCGAACACGGTAGCGTCATCGTCAACGGTGTGATAGCGCCGGCTCCTGTGCGGAGCGATCGTGGTGTTCTTCTTGCGCTGGCTTTTCGGCGGGGCGATCTTTGGCTTGGCGCTCATGGTTCAACTCCGGGTGACAGCGGCGACACAGGAACTCGGGGACGAGATGCCGGCAGTCGGTCATTTGCGCGCCGTCAGACCCTTCATGGGGAGCGACTTGGTGTCGCCCTTCCGCTTGGGCTCGTCGCCGTCGTTGTCGGCCGTGTTCGCTCCACCCTTCGCGTAGCTCTGGCAGTTCTCTGGACCGTTCATGCCGGTCCCGAGGGGATGAAAGTCATCCGGGTCCTTGATGAAGGATCGGACACGATCGAGCACGAGCCCACCCTTGGCGGCGTCGAGATCGCGAGGCTTCTCGCCCTTGGCGTATTTGGCTTCCATGGTCGTGCTCCTTGATTTACCGCCACGGTAAGTGCGGCGGGTTAAAAAATGCCTATCGGATTAGTCGAAGAGCCCCTCCAAGATACCGGCGCCGCCCTTTTTGTCCCGGGCGACCGAGTTCTTGTGGTTAATAATCGGCTGCTTGGCGGCGAACCGCTTGGCGGCGTCCGACGGGTTCTTCTCGTCCAGCACTTGATCCCGGACCGCGGTGGCCGGGTTGAGGCCCTTTTTGGCGGCGCTTTCGAGGGTGCCCAGCGGGCTGATCAGGCCGCGCGCGGCGTGCTCCCCAAACTGGGTAGCCGTCTTGGCCGCTCGCTTCACATCACCGTGAGCGCCGGCGGCGAGGTCATCCGGCTCGACGATGTTCTTGCCCCGGAAGTCCTTGTTGTTAACCGTCTCCCAGAACGTGGAGACCAGCGGCTGCAGCACCATGGTGGTGCGGGCGGCCGACATCATGTCCTCCTTGCCCTGTGATGCGGCGTAGAGGTGCGACGGGATCGCCAGCGGGCCGCGCCGGTTCTGGGTGGCCTCGTCGTTGCCGGTGATCAGCTGAGCTGCCTTGTCCGCCAGCGGGTAGGCGGCAGCGAGCAGGCCGAGCGAGAAGACCTTGCCCAGCGCCTCGACCCGGTCGGCGACGGTGGCGTCATTGAATGGGTTACCGTTGCGCAGGATGTCCCGGTAGGCGTTGAGCATGCCGACGTGGTAGCGGCTGAATGCCAGCAGGCGGTTGTCCTGCATGGCGAGCGAGAGCGTGCGGCCGAAGCCGCCCCCCGTGCCGATGCGGGTTGGGATGCGATAGTTCGGGATGTCCCGTTCGGCACGCGCAATAGCTTCCTTTGGGCTGTAGCCCTTCTGCTTTAGTTCGAGATAGCGCTGGGTCAGGAACATGTCGTTCGCCGCCCACATCACCTTCGAGGAGTTGTTGTAAATCCAGTCGTGGACCGCCTTCACCGGCACGCCGGCGGCTTCCGCCGCGGCACGGATTGGGCTCTTTGGGCCGTCGTCCATCTTCTCGCCAACCATCTTGGCGATCTGGCCAATCATGTCGCGGGTCTGCACCGACGGGTAGATCAGGCTGGCACCGTTCTCCATCATCTCCTTCTGGATGTGGTCCTGCTTCCACACGCTCTGTGCAGCGCGCATGCTGGTATCAAAGCCGCGCTTGAGGTTGAGGTTGTCCCAGCCGCGGCCGACGAACCAGTGCGCGCCCACGTTCATGATGTGCGCGGTCGGGGTCCAGAACAGCAGCTTGGTCACTGCAGAGTTGAGGTTGCGCAGGCCATCCCAGCCGTCGCCGGCGGGGCCAGCGAAGTCATCGAACACCTCGCGCAGCTCCGGGGCCATGCTGGTGCCCTTGAAGTTCGGCATGGTGCCCTCTTTCCAGCCGGCGGCGATCTGCTCCTTGGTCGGGCGCGTGGTCGTCAGCGCCCTGAACTCGGGCGTGGAAGAGATGCGGGCCAGCTCGACGATGTTGCGCGTCATCGCGCCCAGCTTGGCGTGGGACAGCGCGATCGAGAGCGCGGCGTTCTGGTGGTACTTCGCCGGCATCGTGACCTTCTTACCGGTCTTGTCTTTGCCAAGGTCGAACCGTGCGCCGCTCTTCATGACCTCGTCGGTGGTGGCGTGACGCATGATGTAGTCGACGTTGCCACCCTTGCCCTTGACGGTGTAGGGCGCGTTGGCCTCGAACTCATAGTTCGGGTCCTTGATGCGTGTCGCCTTCTGGTTCTTCCACAGCGTGAAGCCGCCCTCGGGACGGTTCTGGATCACATGGCGCTCACCGGTCTTGACGTTCTCCAGTGCCACGAACGGGCGCTCGTTTGCCATGCTGGCGTTCATGGCGAAGCCGTTACGGCGCGCAACAGGGTCGTCGCTCCGCTTCAGCGCGTTGAACTCGGCGGTGTTGCCCTTGGTGATGCGAGCCATGTAATTCTCGACATCGGGACCGGCGCGCTCCGGGTCGATGTTCTTGAGCAGCTGGTGGAAGCTGTCCGCCTCGTCGTAGAACGGCTTGAGGTGGTCGTTCCAGATTTTCTTGTCGCCTGGCGAGAGGGCGTCCATGTGGCTGGTCGCACCAGCCGGCACCGGCTTACGGGCGCTGTCGGCTTCCATCGCGTTGTGGATGCGCGTCAGCGGCGCGCTGTCGTTCTCCAGCGCCTCCTTGGGCAGCTTCTGCAGGAAGTCGTGCAGGATGTGCTGCTCGTGCAGGGTGTTCTTGTTCTCCAACGTGTGCAGCTCGTCCGACGCCTGCCGGGTGTACTTCGCGTTCGGCTCCCATACCGGGTTGGGCTTGCGGGCGCTGAAGTTGTCCACCGGCGTGTGCTTGAGCTGGGCACCTAGCTTGTTGCCCACAGCCGCGCGAGCGCTGCCCATCGCCTTCTTGATGTCAGCCGCAATCTTGCCGACGTGAAGGGCCCCGCCCTCGTCGTTGGCGAAGTCGCCGAACAGACGCGCCACTTCGTTGAAGCGCGGCCGGCCGCTGGCCTGCTTGGTCAGGTCCTCGCGGTTGAGGTCCTCCTCGTGCGCAGCGCCCTTCTTGGCGGCCTTGTTCGACGCCTCGATCATCTTGGCGAGCACCTCGGGGTCGTTGAACTTATCCTTGACGGAGATGCCCTTGGTCCTGCGGTCCTCGGAGGGGATGTCGGCCTGCTTGGTCTTCTTACCGACCAACGCTGCAGCCTCGGCACGACGCTTCGCGGCCGCGCTCTCGTCGACCTTCTTGAGGTCGATCTTGGCCAGCTCGCTGTCGTTGACGTGGACTTCCTTCTGAGGCGCTTCCTTAATGTCCGCAGCCGTCTTGATCTGGCGCGGCTTCACCATCCCCTCGGCCTCTTCATGCGGCACGTCGAACCGGCCGCCGCGCTTGGCGTCGATCGCCTCGATCAGCTTGTCCTCTTCGGTGTTGCGCCCGAGGTCGACGTTCTTGGCCTCGGCGCCGGCGACCGCGTCATCACCCGATCGCTTCGACATCGCGATGTCGGCCTCGGTGCGGTTACTGTCACGGTAATTCTGCACGGCTTCGTCGCCGCCGCGGAGCAGCCGCTCGGCCTCGCGGTACTTCGCGATGTTGCCCGGCGTCGGCTTGACCATCACCTTCTTGGCCTCGCGCGCCAGCATCCACTCCTTCGGCTTGAACGAGGGTTGCCATCCTTCGACGTTGGCGCCCTTGAGCCGCTGAAGCAGATCGCCGTTGCTCTCGACGGCAGGATCACCCTTGGGGGCGCTCTTGTTGAACCAGTCCACCTGCGCCTTGTGCGCAGCAGTGCGCTCGGCCGCCTTCGCCTTGGTGTTGGCGGTGATCAGCTTGCCCTCGGAGTTGAGGATGCCCTCGACCGGATAACCGTTCGAGCTGCCAGTGGCCACGCCGTACTTGCGCAGCCGCTTGCCCTCGATCGCCTTGGCCACGACATCGTCAGGGGCGTTCTGCAACGCCTCGGCCAGCTCGGGCTTCTTGGCGACAAGGTCCTTGAAGACGGCCTTGTCCTTGACGGACTTGGGGGCCTTCTGGATTGGCTCGCCGTAGGGACCCTTCGGCGGGTTGTTGGTGTGCTTGGCGAGATACTTCACCAGCTGCGGCCGCTCGACCTCAGTGATGTCGTGCATGCGCTCCGGCCCCTTGCCGTCGGAGAAGCTGCGGTTGTAGAGGTCGATCGCGGCGTCCTTGTCCTTGACATAGGTGAACACCTTCGGCTCGTCGTACTTGCCGGTGGCCGGGTCCTTCTGGTCGATGATGAAGTGCTTGCTGCCGAACGCGGGATCGCTCTCGTCGGGCCGCGCGAAGTCGATGTGGTCCCCATCGGGCCCCTTCGTCTTGTTGAAGTAGCCATAGTGATAGGGCGACGTGTTCTCCCACGGCTCGCCGTTGGCATCCTTGCCACTGCGGACCTGACCCTGATGCGTCTCGACGGCCTGCGGCTTGCCGAAGTCATTCTTCGGAATGCGGGCAAGCGTGTAGTTGCCGGCTTCCTTCTGGGCCTCGGTAGGGTCAGCAGCACGGCCGACGATCGGCGGGGCCTCGGTCTCGGGCTTCGGCGCTTCAGTTGCGGCAGTGTGGCGCTCGATCGCCGCCTGCACCTGATCGGCCATATCGTGCGGCATGGGAGCGACGTCGTTGGCTCCGGCTGCGACCGGGGCACCTTCTTCCGGGAAGCCTGCCTCGACGACGGGCTCGGGGCCCTTGCCTTCGGTGGCGGCCGTATGCCGATCGAGCGCCGCCTGAACGTCGTCTGGCGTCGGGACGCGGAAATTCCGCGCCGGCATCCCTAGCGGGCGTTGGGTCGGCGGCTGGGCTTGTGCAGGGGCTTGCGGCGCTGGTTGTGCTTGCGGAGCCGGGGAGGGATTAGCTGCGTCCAGTGCAGCCGCCGTTGCTGGGTCCACATCTCCGGACGTGACTTGGCTGGTGTCCGCCGGCGCACCGCCTTTGGCATAGCTGCCGTCGGCCTTGCCGGTCGCGACTTCGCCACGCGAATTAGTCGGGCGGTTCTCCACCGCGGCGCCGATCGTTTCTCCAGAGGCATGGGGTGGGCTCTCCGCAAGAACGCTATCACCGACCGCAGTCTCGACACTGTCATCACCGACATCCTGATGTGCGACCTCAGCTGCGGGGTTCGCCGCGCGCCCGGGGCGTCCCGGTACCATGCGACGACCGACGTTGCTTACGGCTTCACCAAGGCGATTTGTTGACGGCAGCACAGCGCCGGCAGCGGAGACCGCCAGCACCTCGGCCGGGTCGATGTTGCTCCAGCCCTTGTTCTGTGCCTGCTGTGCGACGTCGATGCCGCCCTGTAGAGCTGCGGAGCCGGCGCGCGCCAGCGCAGTTGCGCCCTTGTCGAAGCGCATGCCGGCGAACGCGGGGATGGCGCCCTCGATCGCGGCCTCGGTCGGGTGGGCCTCGACGTTGGCCGCCATCTGCTCGTCGTCGTTGAAGCCCGTGGCGTCCTGAACTACGTGCGCTACCTTTTCGCCGGCGAAACCACCCGCGAATGCACCGACCAATCCGCCTGCAACACCGCCGACTGCGGCACCGATCGGACCGGCAGCTGCACCGATACTTGCTCCGATTTCTGCTCCGGGAACGGCGCCCATGTATCCCCCCACGGCGGGAGCAACGCCGTGGGCGACGTTGCGAACTCCTCGTGCAACAGGACCTTCAGGCGCCACACCTGAAGGCTGTGCTCCATTTGCTTGGCCATTTCCTTGGTCAGGGGCTGCTGCAGAAGCGCCATTCGGGCCTCCCATGAAGTCGTCATCAGACATCAGTCCGAACTCTTTGTCGGACATAGTGTTCCCGCCAGCCGATTGCGAGCCCATGAACTGCTCGTCGGACTGCAAGCCGAAGTCGCTGTCAGACATCAAGTCGTCAGCCATTACTGCACCGCTTGCCAGCCGTTACCCATCCACTTCCCACGCTTGCCGGTGGGCGACGAATAGACCTGACCGACCTTGCGCTGTGCCGGATCAGGCGGCGCCGCCGGGAAGGAGTTATTCTGCTGCTGAGGCTGAGCCTGTTGGGGCGCAGCTGCTGACGGGTCGGGCGTGTGCTGCACGACGCGATCCCAGATACCCTGCTCGTTCGGGTTCAGCTTCTGGCCCGCATTCACCTTGGCGACGAGCCCGCGCATCGACTGCGTGATCGCGTTGCGGCCGTTGACGGCTTCCTCGTGCAGCGCGGCCGACTGCAACTTCTGCTTGGCCGCTTCGATGCGCGCCTGACTGAAGTTCTGCGACGACTGGACCTTCGCGGTGTCGTGGCCGGCACCGACGGCCTTGGCCCCTTCCGTCTTGACGCCTGCGATCTTGAGGCCGAAGTCGCCCTTGGCGTTCTGCACGTCGATCTTGTTCTCGTTGCTGGCTTCGTTGGTCACCTCGCCGGCGATGTACTTGTTACGCTCGGCGCTCTGCGAAGCGCTGGGGTACAGCTGCCGCGCGCGGGCCTCGATCTCCGGGCTGATGTCGGTGTTCGGCGCCTTGATGTCCTCGCCACGCTCGTCGCTGCCCGAGAGGTTGAGCGTCGACGGCGTCTTGCCGAACGTGGTCGGACCGCGCGAGAAGACCGGCTGGTTCGGAGCCGGCACGGGATTGCGCACCGGCGGGCGCGGCTGGGCTCCCGGCTGAGGCTGGCCCTGCTGCGGTGATCCTTGCTGAGGCTGGCCCTGCTGGATCGGGTACTGCTTGGCGAGACGCTCCAGCGTGGCGGGCGCGCTGTGATCCACGACCTTGTCCCACTGGCCGTCGCCGCCGACGTCGAGGAACGACTTGAAGGCCTGCGGCGAGAGCGCGATCTGCTGCGGCTCCGAGTTGCCGGGCAGCTTTACCGTGGCGGTAACTCCGCCCTGCGCGGGCTGGAACAGCACGTTCGAGCCGTCGAGCACATGGGTCTGCGCCTGATTGGCAGCGTCGACCGCCGCGTTGAGGTCAGCCGGCTTCTGCGGCGTGCCATCGAGCGCGGTCTTGGCGAACGCGGCTTTGGCGTTGTAGGCGACGCGGTTGGCCTGCATCAGCGACCACGCGGCATTATCGCCGTGGGTCTCGCGCACCTTGTCGATGGCCAGCACGTTGCGATCCGAGGGGGGCATCTTGCCTTCCGGGTCGACCTGCTGGCCAACTTGGTCGATGCTCTGCGGGTGTGCGGCACCGGCGCCCATCAGGTAGGCGATGATCTTCTTGGCCGCGGGTACCGGGTTGAGCGGTCCACCATCCGAGCCCGGCGACTGCTGTCCCTGCTGGGGCTGCTGCGGCTGGCTCTGGCTGGCGACCTGTTCATTCACGCCGGTGGCATCGTCCTCTGCGGGCTGCATGGGCGTGCCGGTGTCGCTGTCGTCTTCCGGGATGGCACCGCCCTCGGCGAAGCCCATACCACCGCTGTGGGTGATGAACGGATCGGTCGACGGGTTCCACGGGGAGGCGTCCAGCCGGAAGCCGCCGGCGCCGTTGCCCGGATCAACCGCACCGGGACCGTTGCTCATGTTGCCGTAAATCTGTCCGTTCGGTCCCTTGGTAACCTGACCCGGCTGCAGGTCGGAGCCCCACGGGGACATCGAGCTGTTGGAGACGCCGCCGTAGGACAGGCTGCTGTCACCGCTGTACGCTGCGAACGGGTCCGACGAAGATGAGCTGCCGCTGCCCGCCCAGTCCTGCTGTTGTCCCGGCGAGCTACCACCGAACGCGCCGTCTTCGGAAAATGATTTAGGAGCCATAGCCATCACGCAGCATCCTCGTCTGTGTCGATTGCACCAGCGCTGCCGCTGTCGTTGTCGCCGTCCTGATCCGGATCACTGCCCGTCGCATCGGCGCGCTTGCCGAATGGGTTGGCAGTGGGCGGCAGAGGACCGGGCATCGGCTGGATCGGTTTGACGCCGCTGTTGGACTGGGTGCCCGGGATCGACGGGATGCGGGCATCGGCGGTTTGAATGGCGCCCTCGTTATCCCCTCCGCCTAGACCGTGGAGCTTGCGGCCGAACGCCAGCACCTGATCGACGCTCTCCAACGCCTTGCTGATCTGGTCCTGCTCGGGCGAACCCTCGCCGCTCTCGCTGTCGGAAATAGCTCCGCCGTCCGAGAAACCGAGCGAGCCGGCCTGCGACATGAACTGGTCGGGGGACGGTGCGTTCGGCTGCGGGTTACCGGGGCCACCGAGGTCCTGATGATCAAACTGGTCTGACATCTTACGTCCTCATGGGGGTGGGCTGGGCAGACGCGGTGACGCGCCGCTTGCGCGACTGGTCGATCAGGTTCTGGAAAAACTCCTGCCCCTTCCACAGGGCAACGTCCTGCGGGATGACGAACTCGTTGGCGTTCATCCGGAGCTGCTGGCCGCCGGGGCCCTGCGCCGGGATGTCGTCGACTTGCTTGCCACCGGACGGACTGAGCTGCGACGGGATTTGCTGGCCGGCAGGGGAGATCGCTCCGCCGCGCGCGTAGCCGCCGCCCGAGAGGTCCGTCATCTGACTGGGATCGAAGCTGCCACCGGACAGATCGACGCCGCCGCCCGAGGTGAACGGGTCGCTCTGCAGCCCGGGGCTCGATCCGTATCCCGACATGTCCACGCCCGAGCCCGAGCTGAACACGCTCGGGTCAGAGGTCTGGGTCGCCGGGTCCTGCCAGCCGCCCGTGGAGTTCGGGTCGAACGTGTTGGCGTTCGGATCGTAGCCGTAGGAGCCGAGACCCGACATGTCCGAGCCGCTGCCGCCGCTGGTGCCACCACCGGTGAAGTCCATGCCGTTGTAGCCGCTGGTGTTGCCGCCGCCGAACGTGTTGGGGTCGGCCGTGTTGCCGTTGCCCCAGTCCTGACCGAAGCTGTTGCCGAACTCATTGGCGCCGCCCATCGGGTTGTCGGCACCGGTGATGACGCCGCTGTCGGGCTGGCCGTTACCCCAGCCGGTCTGCATGACCGAGGAGCCGCCCTGAAAGTTACCCCCACCGCCGCCACCGCCATTACCGTTTCCGGTCGGCATGTTCATACCCCAAGCGGGTCCACCGCTGCCGGAACCACCGCCCCCGGGTGAGCCACCGCCCCCACCGGAGCCGCCACCCTTGGAACCGCCGTTGTTGGGGCTGCTGGAAGAGCCTTGGCTGGTCGATTGGGAGTTCTGCCCCTGCAGGGGCAGCTTGAGCGCCATCGCCGTGTTGAGGTAGTCGTTCGGCACCTTCATGAGGTTGGCGCCGGTGTTGGCGTTGGCATCGGTCGCGTTGGCCGCGCCGGTGTTGGCTTGGATCATGGTGTTGTTGACGTTCGCGATGGCGGCAGGGAGCTGCGCGCCCACTTGCACGGCTTCGCTGCGCAGCTTCTGGCCCGTGGCGATGTCCGCGTTGCGCTGGGTGTTCTCGGCACCGGCGATGTTGGCGGAATTCTGCACGGCCGCGGCCTTGTCGAGCGCGGCGTAGCGGCCCGACGACGGGTCGATGCCGTACGACTGAAGGTCCTGCTGGGTCTTCGCCAGCTGGTTCTCGCCCGCCTGCGCCTGTGTCGCACCGGCCTGCCCCATGTCGACGGCCATGCGCGACGGCGAGGCATAGCTGTTCGCGTCAGCTACGAGCTGCGCGTTCTCGGGGGCGAAGAGGTTGTTGTACTGGCCAGTGAGGTTGTCCGAGAGCCCCTGCATCTTCTGGCTGACGTTGAAGAAGTTGCCGACGGCCTGATCGGTGATCTGCGAGGTGTGAGCGAAGGTGCTCTGCGCCCAGCTGTACATCTGGCCTGCCAGCCCCTGCGCGTATCCGGCGATCTGGTCAAGGATCGCATTTTGCGGCGTCTGGGTGACGACCGGGGTCGAGGTCGAGTTGCTGTTCGAGATGGACATGGACATAGGGCAGGCCCCTTACATTGGCCCTTCAGCCCTACCAGCAGCAGCTTAAAGGGTCGTTAACCGGGGTCAGAACGGCCCGGTGACCTCTAGGGTGTGCGGGTTGATCCGGAAGTTGCGGGTGGCGCCGAAGTGAGGGGCGGAGGCAAACTTGAACGACGCCACGTCCATCTTGCTCGGGTCGGTCGTCCCCTTCGTCGCCTTCAGGGTCTTCACGACCATGTCCTGCGCGGTGCTGGGGCCGCGGTCGAACTGGAACTGGATCGAGACCTTGATCCCGAACGTGGTGGCCGGCATCTTATTATCCAGCCGGATGTAGATCGACGTATCCGGGACGGGGAACTCTGCCGGATCACCTGACACACCGAACCCGTCCAGCGTCGAGCCTGCGCCGGTCCGAATTGTGGCCTTCAGAAGCTGCGGCAGCAGGTTGCCGAACGGGAGCTGGGCGAACGGGATGATGTGCATCGCGGAGGTGGGGGTAAGCCCGTCATAGGTCTTGATGCCCGGCGTGCCGCCAGCTTGGTCGGTGAAGTCCGTTTGCATGATGACGGGGAAGAACGAGTTGGTCGCGCCGAACGTCTCGACCCACAGCCAGTTCCCGCTGGCGAAATGGACGTCCGTGATCTTGTGAAAGAAGTCGAGGCCATAGGCTTTATCGGTCACTGGCGTCCCTTTACCTATTCCACGTCCACGTCTGGCCGGTGTCCTTGTTCTCCATCACCAGCTTGTTGATCTGCTTCACCTCGACATAGTTGCCGGTGGAGGGATCGTTGTTCTGGTAGATTTTGACCGTCTCCTCTTGACGGTTCTGTTCGCTCCATGTCCCCTTGGCGCTCGTGCCCGGCGTACCTTGCGCCCCAGCTTGCCCGGCTGGACCTTGCGACCCTTGACGCCCGGTAAGCTGGTTCACGACTTGGCGCAGCGCGTTGACGGTGTTCATCAGCGACTGGATGTTAGGCTGTGCAGGCGGGATCGCCGGCAGGTTCTGCGGTGCCGGCTGATTGATGTTGTTCTTCGGCGGGATGTGACAAACGGGTCCGACGGTGGTCACTGGCGTTTCTCCTTATGTCTGGGCCAATGCCTTGACGGAGGTTGCGATCTGAATGTTCGAGATCGGCACGCGGGCCTCAAACTCGAACTGCCATGTCTCGTGCTTGAAGCCGCACTCGATCCGGAGCAGCTCCTGCGTCTTCCAAATCTCGCGCGCGGTAACCAGCACACCGCCGGCGTAGACGCGCACGATGCCATACTGGCCCGCGGCTAGAGCGCTCCAGCTCGGGTCCGTATGCGCCGCGGTGTTGCGCACGGCGTTCTGTGCCGGCGTTCCCGGCGGGACGTCGAACCAGATGCGCATGGCTGCGAAGTTCTTCTTGCTCTTTTGCTGGAAGAGTTTCGAGCGCCACTTGTAGGTCTGCATGACCGGGGCCGGGTCGGAGAAGTCGTAGTAATAGACCGCGTGGTTCTGCATGACGAGACAAACAGAAGACCATGGGTCGATGCGAAGATTGACCACGTCAAACCCGTTCGGACCATTGAGCTGAGCGAAGCCCAGACGGTGACCACCGGGCTGCGGCCAGATCGAGAACGACTGCGCGTCAGCGGCGTTGAGTTCAATCGTGAAGCCTTCTTGCGCAGCGGATGCGTCGCCATTGCGAACGCATCCTAGTGCGAAATAAGATGACACCAGCGGCACGCAGCGCACGTTCTTCTGCGGCGTCTGCTGCTGCCACTTCTCGCGCGTGATCCAGAGTTCGGAGGTGTTGGTCACGGAGCCGGATTGCGTCACGAGGATCAGCCCGTTCGGCGAGGCATAATAAACGCCATCGGTGTTGCCCCAGATGGAGCCGCGCGAGTGGCACGGTTCGCTAATCTGGGTCTTGGTCGCGGTCATGGAGCCCGGCGAGGTGCCGGTGGCGATGTAGGGCGAGCCACTGGTGCAGGCGACAACCGAGTTGCCGCTGACGCCAAGCCCGACGATTGGGTACTCGGTGGTGAGCGTGTAGGAGGACGGCCACGCATGCGGGCGGTAGGGCTCGCAAAACCACATCTCGTTCGCGCGCCATCCCACGGCCATACCGTTTGGCATCGCGATGATGCCCTGCAGGTCTTCCGGAGGCGGGGTCCAGAGCTGGCTCTGCAGCTGGTTGTTGGACACGATCACGTCATCGGTGATGATGTCCGAGTAGACAGCCGTGGTGATCGGCAGATCGCCGCCCACCGGCGTGACTTGGAAGTAGGTCGTCGAGCCCGCGGTAGCCGTCACGGACCGGTAGAGCCGGATGCTGACGAGGTTGCGGGTGACGCCCATCTGGTCGGGGGGCGGCGTGAACAGGTCGATCGTCCACGTCCCGTTGCTCCACCCGGTAACGACGGTGGCCGGCGAGGGCGGGCTCTCTTCGCCGTACTCCGTGATGTACGTGTAGACGTAGCTGCGCGCTTCCTGCACGGCAGAGGAGGTCAGGTCACCCCACACTTGCAGGTCGGCATAGCCAGTCGTGAGGTTGTTGACGACGGGCTCGGGGCCGTTCGAGAAGGTGTTGAGGCTAACGATACCATTCGAGCCCGTGTCGTCGGCGTATTGTACCGGCACCCCGCTGTCGATCATGATGCCAATCCAGTATTGGACGTTCATCAGCAGCCCGGTCGGGTTGACGAACGGGCTCGCGGCAGCAGTGCCGGCGGTCACGGCCGTCGTGATGGTGCCGGTGTTCAGCAGCGTGTGCGGAGAGCCGTTGAGATCGTCGTAGAGCACGGCAGCATAGCGCGCGGTGGCGCTGTCAGCCGCCGGCATGAACGTGACGTCGTTCAGGATCATTGCGCCAGTCGGCGTGATCGGGACGAGGTAGATGGTGTTGGCGCCAACCGCGGCGGAGTTCGCCGAGGTCGAGGTCGGGAAGCCGAGTGTTACGCTCGATCCGCCGCCCGTGACGGTGACGCCGGGCGTGCATCCGGGAGCGGGGACGCCGAGCAGCCAAGCGGCTTGGCCGGCTTCGATCCGGTCTCGGGTGTTATAAGTTGGAGCCACAGATGGGCAGGCAAAATAAAAGCGGTCAAAGCTGTCATCGACAACTGGTGAGCGCATGACATCTGTGTCTGGATCAGCGAACTCCAGCCATGTTGAAGCTCCTGTAATGGAGGCATCGAAGGATAGATTGGTGCCGCCTTGGAGCGTTGTCGTAGTCGTTCCATTGTACGTCCAGTTGATGCGCGCAGCATTAGTGGTCTCTCCGACAAGCGTTGAGTTATAGGCAGCTCCAGAGGTCGGTGCAAATACCTGCACGCGAGGCTGATCCGTTGCGAGGATGTTCGTAGTAACCGGAGTGTGCTGGTTGATAGCAGGATTAGCGACGGTAGCAGTACCATATGCGGTCCCCGCGTTTGTGCTCTTGCCGTTGTCGATCGTGATGGCCTCGAAGAAATTCGTCGCGGTTACCGCGGCGGTAACTCCGATCGCCACATCGTAGGCCTGCGTGATCGCGTTGCGGAAGGTGTAGACCTCCTCGCCCAGCGTGATCTGGTCGCCGTCGAGCGGATTAACGAGGAAGTTCGCAATCGCGCTCGCGATGTTCTGGCTGCGGATCGGTAGGCGATAGGCGAACTGCGAGGCGTTGCTCTGCATGGTGTAGAGCAGCTTCGGCTTGCGCCATCCTTGGAGCGAGCCGGAAAACAAGTATCCATTGAGATTACTGGCCGCCTGCCCGTCTGGCAGCAGGTGGTCATCCCATGCCGGCAAAGACCCGCCAAATTTTTCGAGCTTCAGACTATCTGGGGAGGTTTGGGTCTGCTGCGCCGGCATTAAATCGCTCCAGATAGTCGGCCAGTTGCCGCAGCAGAAGCGGGTTATCCCTTGCGTGCCCGAGCGCTAGATTGCACCCGCAACACAAAATCCCGCGCACCGCGTTGGTTACGTGATCGTGGTCTGTCGCCCAGTGTCCGGTCTTTCGGCCGGGCGTGGGCGCCTTACACACCACACAGCAATAACCCTGAGAGGTAAATAAAGTCTGCCAGTCCTCTGGGGTCAGGCCAATCTTCCGCAATGCCTTACGCCGCAGCATCGCCTTACCTTTGTCAGACTGTTGATAGCGGAGAAGGGATGCTCGCCCTTTCTCCGTCTGGTGGTAACGCCTCTGGACGACTGAACGCGGCTTAGGCATCGGACCCGTAGACACGGTTGCCGGCTGCGAACCCGCCGGCGGCGGGGATGGTCGGGTCGGGGACTACGTCGCCGGGCCTGAACACGGGCGTCGAGAACCCTTCCTTACGGGTATCGGTGGGGTTCGCCGGCGCCGCGGCCTTCTGGGCTTCGGCACGTTGCTGGGACCGGCGGCCGGCTTCCAGCTCCTCTTCGAGGGCGGACATCTGGCGGGCGGTGCGCGGCGGGGGGATGTACTCGGGCGGCTTCTTCGCGTTGTGCTTGGCGAAGGCCTCCTGCAGGGCGTCGTAGCCGCGCGCGGCGACTTCGATGACATTGACGTCGGGTTCCGCCGGCGGCTTGTCGGCCTGCTCTGCCAGCGCCCGCATGCGCAGCTGATTGACCTCTTCGGCCTTAGCCATTTCCTTGGCCGTAGGGCCGCTCTGCTCCGCTGGCGCTTCCATTTCCGGGGCTTTCTCCTGAGATGCTTCCATGGTCTTCTCCTGAAGTGCCTCCTGTGGAGGCGGACTTGTTGGCGCCGTGATCAGCGCGCTCAGTTCGGCCGCGCGAGAGGCGCGGTGTTTGTTCTTGCCCATTTGATTTCCTACTCACTCGCCTACTTTGCGATTGAAGTACATCTGGCCGACGGCCATGACTGAGCCGGTCCCGAAGATGCCGGCGATGATGACGCCAGCCCATGTGCCTACGGTGCCCTCGATCGGGGGTGTGAAGCCGTAGACGCCGTACAGGAACTTGCAAATGATGTTGTCCCAGACGACGACCTTCCACTCGTAGACGATCCACGGGGTGGCGAAGCCGCCCACGAGGTACATCAGGAACGGGCTGTGCGACACCGTCTGCAGAAAACTTACGCGCACCTGCCCTTCGGCCACGATACCGCTCACCATCTGTTTGGCCACATCGACGTTGCCGCCGATCAGGGCCGTGGTGATCTTGACCTTGCTGTCATAGTATTTCGCGGCGAACGAGTTGACGCCGTTGACCAGTGCGGGGATCGCCTGCAGAAACGCGAGGATGGCAGTGATCACTTGAGGCTCCCGTCCTCGTGATACTCTGCACCGCGGCGGCGCAGAAGCTCGTTCACGACGTTGGAGAAGATGACGTAGTACATCATCCACTTCGGATCATGGATCGCCGGGGACAGGTCGACGCCCTGCAGCCCAAGCCAGACCGACATGGCGATGACCTGCACGCGCGACCAGACGATCACGGAGCTGTCATGGAAAGTGCCGTGGAGGTAGGCGTATGCCTGTTTGATCCAGTCCAACATCACGAAGTCGCCCTGCTGTGGATAACGAAGCCGACGATGGCCACGACGGCCACGACGATGACGATGATCGCTACCGTGCTGTGGTTCGCACCGGCAGCGTGAGCTGCAGCACCGGCGGCGCCGGCGGAGGTAACAACGGCCGCGGTCTTCTTGTGGACCGGGTGAACGATCGGCGGCGCGGGAGCGGGAGCAGCAGGGACGCCAGCGTAGACGAAGCCGGCGAAAACCCGGCGCTGCGCCTCGATCCAGTCCGCGTCGGGCGCGGGGTAGGTCTTGCCGGCTTCATGCCCGGCCTGCGCCTTGAGGAAGCCGATGCCCATCGGTCCGCGCCAGAAGTCGTCGTCCATGACGGTGTCGCGCGTCATCCCCGGCACGCGAGCAAGCACGTAGGCGATATAGCTCGGCGTATTGTTGTGTCCATCCCAAGTGTCGATCGCTTCGCCGAAGCGCTTGTTCTTGTAGCGCGGCGAGCTGCGCCATAGATCGAGCTGTGCGCAGATGCCGTCCACATAGGTCGGGAAGACCGCGATGTTGTTGCCCTGACCCAGCCCGTCGTGGAGCACGATGGTCTCGGTCGAGCCCCACTTCTTCGCGAGCGGACTACCCCACATGGCGCCGGGGTTCTTGGTGCGGATCGAGGCTGGCTCCATGGGATTACGCCGCCGGCGGGGTGGGTGCAGCGGCAACCACGGGGGTGGGTGCAGCGGCGACCACGGGGGTGGGGACGGGCGCGAGCTTCTGGATCAGGGACGCCTGATAGGTCTTGACGTCCGCGAGCAAACTCGTCTCGACCGACTTCAAGCCAGTGCGCATGTCCGCCGGGACGCCGGCAAAGAAGTCCTTGATCTTCTGGCTGAAGACCAGCGTGGCTACGAACACGGCGACATAGCCAGCGAGCGTCAGATCGACGTAGGCGAGGATGGACGGCATGAGGGGGCTCCGTTAGGGCGCGAGCACCGTGAACTTCATCGTGTCGTTCTTGATCTCGGTGCGGGTGTCGGTAACTTGCACGTCGAGGGTAAAGGTCTCGTTAACGACCGTGGCCGTCACGAAGAACACGACCTTGTTACCGTACTGCATGGTGACGCCCGAGATCACGACGTCGGTTACCGTGGCGGTAAACGCCGGATCGAGCACGACGGTCGCCGCGGATAGCGTGACGCCCTCGTCAAGCCAATCGCTGTAGCCGATCACGAAGCGCCGCTTGTTTCCCGCGGTGAGGGATTTTTGTCCGAGCAAAGCCATCGTAATCTCCTTTGAGTTCAGATCGTCACGCCAAGGGCAAGCGCAATCGCCGTCATGCGAGTTGCGCCGAGCACTGATATAAGCGCCGCCCACCCCGCAAGAAACCGCGCGTTGGTGACGATCATCGGGTCTTTCTGCGCCTGCATCGAGGACCACAGGAGCCAGAACTGCACGTTGCCAGAGACCGCTGCCTGGATCAGTGCCGCGTCGGCGGCTGTGAATTGCGCCATCAAGTCTTGCGACAAGATTTGGGCAGGCGGCGCGGGTGGCGTGACATACGGATCAGGCACGCCGCCAGCCGCGAGCCATACCTGATATTCGGCGTAATCACGGTTGTCGGGATCGACGGGAATACTCGCGCCATCGCTGGTGCGGATGATCACGGTTGCCGCGGTGAGTTGGTAATCAGTCATTAAAGCCTCGCGTCAGCGGTAACTGTGGTTTGAAAATAGCTCGCGACTTGTGTGGCGGTCGCGATCCGTCCTTCCGCAAAGCCGCCAACCTCTGAACTAAACGTCCCAACGGTATTGGCAAAGCCGTAGCCGCTGAGACTTACGCCGGACACGGTTGGAGCGGCGCGCTTTGTCACGGAGAAAGGGCTCCCGCGGTAGTATTGCTGGCCGGAAGTAGTGTCCCCTGAGAAAATATGAGTTTGAGGACCGATGATTTCGAAGTATCGCTGGCAAAGCGTCAACTCTTGAGTGAACGGACGCATGATCAGTGGCGCACGCGCCGCTGAAGGAAGTTCGATGCCGGGGAGAACGATGACGCCGGTGATCTGGAAGGTGTCGGACGTTGCGGCTACACCGTTGATGCTACCTGTGACACCAATATAGTTTGTTGCGGCCCAAGTGTTAGCGGTTCCGGCGAATGTTGAACCTATAACCACCGTGAATATAACATACAAAGACGCGGTGTTGGTGTTGCCGACCCACGCGCCTACAGCGTCGCCGGGGATCGTGACAGTTTTGTATTCCCAGGTATCAGCGATGTTCTGGACGAAGGTGAATGGGAAGGAGCGAGTGTGCGCAGCGTTCTGCACGCAACCGGAATACACCCCGGTGCGATGAATTTTCGTCCAGAAGGCAAGCGTAATAGACTGCGCCCCAGCGGCACCCCATCCAAGGCGGGAACTGCGATAGCCCTCGATCTTCTGGTAGATGATCGTGTAATCACCGGCCGCGATGGACACCTCCGCCGTTCCGACCGTGAGCTTCAAAGAGTTCGTGAAGCCTGCTGGAGCGTCAGCAACTTGCTGCATGGTGCAGACCATCGTGCCGCTTTTGGACGCGGCCCAGCCGTCTATAGCATACCCAGACCCCACCCCCACCGTCGAAGGCGCCCCCACGTGCTCTTGGTCTACTTCCATCGAGCCGTTGATGAGGATGTTGTTGTAGGCGAGCGCATCGAACGGTGCGGCGTAGACCAGAGGCCGTGCGATCACATCCGAGGCGGCGGTGAGCAGCCCGCGCCCAATTGTGGTGCTGTCCGAGATGTCGGTCGAGAGCAGCGTCTGACGCGGCGCGCTATTCCACACTCCGTTGGCGTACTGCAAAGGGCCGCCGACCCCCACCGGACCCTTCCATAGCTGCCGAG